AGAGTTTAAGTAATTATTACACCAAGAGTAGTGTAGATTCACTTCTTAGTGGTAAGTCGGCAACTAGTCATACACATAGTGTTAAGATTAATGGTATTACTAAAACCATTGCTGCTAGTGGTGGAACTGCTGTAGATTTAGGAACTTATCTTACTTCTCATCAATCTCTTAATGGGTATGCTACGCAATCTTGGGTTAAAAGTCAAGGTTATCTTACTAGTCATCAAGATATTAGTATTCTTAACATGGCTAATGATAGATATTATACTAAAAACGTTTATGGTATAAATATGAGAAATTCTGATATTATTGGAGTTAATTCTATTTTTACCAATGACTTATCTGAGACCCCTACTGAAGGTATTCTATTTTCTAGAAGTAACGGTAACTATGATGGTATTCGTGCTGCAAATGGTATTCTTTATTTTAGTAAAAATGTTGTTAGAACTACTGAAAAATATGATGCTGAATATGAAGTTTATCATAAAGGTAATCTTACTAAACTTAGTCAACTTACTAATGACAAAAATTTTGTTACTGGTTCTGTAAGCGGTCAAACTATTACTATCAATGGTGTTTCTACTACTTGGCAAAATACTTGGAGAGGAATTACTGATAGTTATAGTGGTACTTCTACCGGTACTAGTCTTAGTCAAAAAGGTGCAAATAGTTTATATAATGCTTTGCATAATGGTTATGCTAGTAGTGCTGGAAATGCAGATACTGTAGATGGTTATCATGAAAGTTCATTTCTTAGATATAGAGGCGGATATAATGATGCATCTGTAACTAAGGATGGAGTTGGAGTTTATGGTTGGGCTCATACTAATAATGGACATAATAATTTTCATGAATCCTATGGTGACATAATTAATATACAAGGTTTTTCTACTTGGAGAACTAGATTTGATATAGGAACTAGTGGAAGAATTAGAATAATGCATGGTATAAATACTACTACTGCAACTCAGGTTGGTTATCTTGCTTATTTACATGATAATGTAGCTTCTGCTACTAAACTTCAAACTCCTAGAAGTATTTGGGGTCAAAGTTTTGATGGAACTGGTAATGTTAATGGTACAATATATATAAATAATAGTAACTCTAGTAATGGAGCTATACGATTAAATAATAATATAAATGCTAATGCTCGTATATCAGCTATAGACGACCAAGTAATATTCAATACTGGTAATGCTATTCGTTTTGGTGAAACTGCTTGGGATTGGAATCAATGGGCTGGTCTTAAATATAATCATAGTAGTAAGACTATATATCTTGGAATTGCTGATGGTTCTGTGTTTAATGCTAATTCTGCTCAAAGTGGTGGAAAGCTTAAATTAATTAATTGTAGTTTGGAAGTACCAGGTAACATATATATGAGTGGTATGTTAACTGTAGGCAAAAATATACGACTTGTTAATATGGCTACAAATGTTGATGCTTTATTTGCTCAATTAAACGGCAATTCTTTAAGTATAGGATATGGTTCTAGAATGTATGCTACTACTCAAATGTGGTGTAATAAATTCGCTATATATTGTAATGAAGGTATTACGTTATTAAATATAGATAAAGTAACTGCAACATTTGAAACTAATATTTTAGCTACAGGTGGAGTTACAGCTTATGCTAGTTCTGATATTCGTCTGAAGCAGGATTTGCGGAAGCTGGACTACTTGGGTATCATCAAGGCGATGGGTGGCACTTATGGCTTCGCTTGGAAGAAGGACAACACAAGGTCTATCGGCTGGATTGCACAGCATGTATTGCACAACCCTCAGTTAAAGGACATCGTGGAGACTGACGAGAAGGGCTACTACAAGATTAACTACTGGTCTCCGAAGCTGATTGCAACGGCATTCGGTGCTATCGAGCAGGTGGGCGATGAGGTCAGCAGGTTGAAGGCTCGGGTGGTCTTCCTTGAATCAGAGGTTCAGCGATTGAGTGGAGATAAGGAAGACTGCAACAAGAAGAGATTAGATAACAAGAATATTAATTTATTAAATTAGTTAAGAAAATGGAGAATTTAAAGATTAACAAGAAGAGTGAACAGACAACCGCCACTTATACCAAGGGCGGCTATCGAGTAGAAATCACCTACAATGTTGACAAGACGGGTGGCAACATCGAGAGCATCAATATGAGTATCTATGGTGACCCAAATGGTAACTATCTCGGCAATGCGAACGCAAGCTACAACGGCAGCGAGCTGACCTACAACATCAGCGGTGTTCCGCAGAGCAAGCTCAGTGAGGTATCAGCATTGATTAAGGAGGTTAATTCCGCTATCGCCGCTAATATTGCAAGCGAGGCAGCAGAGTAAGTATCGTGAGTATTAACGCAGGGTGGCTCTTATAGAGCTGCCTTGCCTAGTGTTTTAAGTTCTAAAGATTAAGCGTATGAAACAATTTATCTTATGGCTTGCGAAAGTATTCAATGTAACAGTAGAGCGAGTTGTTACTAAAGAAGTTATCAAGGAAGTAGAGACAGTTCGATATTTAACTAATGGAGAAATTAAAGGTGATGTTTCTATAGATGGTGATCTTCTTATTAATGGTAGTTTAACTGTTGCTGGTGGAATAACTTGTTATAAAGAAGGAGGTAATTATGAGTGTAAGTAATGGAAAGATAACTGCTCCAGTTAGTATAGACGATGTTAAAAGTGTTCTTGGCTATGGTAGCAACGACCTAGCATCCCTTTGCACTTACGAAGGCATCAACATGTGGGCGAAGTATAAGCCCGTTGACTCAGACAACGCTTTCCTTGATATCAATACTGGGTGGAAGGGTAAGAGGAATGACTGCAACATCAATTATCCTAAAGCAACAAGTATCTATGATATAAAGGGCTATTATTCGCAAGCGGACAACGGCTTCACCCATAGGACGGCATCTGCACCTTACAGACTAGGAGATTTTCGCGGGTATAATCATAACGCAAGAAGTGAATACCTAGGAATTGGCACGACAAGTCCATCAGCGGAAGATGCCGTAAGTATTAGCGCAGCATATAATCTGCAAAGTGTCGATTCTGACTGGATAAGCATGAAAGACTTGTTGGATGATGGTAACATAACCTATCACTTTGGTGTGTTGCTCTATAACAACAATGGCGACAAGCTACAGTATATGAGAACATCAGATACAAACATCGTTAAGTTTACAAAGGTCCACGCAGGCACATACACAGTCTATCCGTTTATGAGCAGCGTGGATTATACAAGCAGTGATTTCCCTCAGTTACAAGCGGGTTCGTATATCCCTATACCAGTATTACAGCCAATCACTCTTGTGGTGAAAACCAGAACAGACATTAATGCTAGCAAGGTTACACTAAGACAAAGTGGTCTTGGAAGTGCAACGATTGAGAATGTTGATAGCGTGTCTCATGTTGTTTCATTGCAACTACGTTTTTCTTCGAGCAAGGAAAATAGTAGTATGCAGGTTGGCGAATCTATTCTTCTGAGAAATATAACACTGGCTGGCGGTGATAGTAAAACCGTTCTTTTCAAGAACCAAATGCAGAGTGGAAAAACTTACGCATTATGGCTGTATGTGGACTATGTTTTGACTACTAAGCAAACGGTATTTAGCCAAGGAATTATTGATTAAGAATAATATTTGATTTTCTTGCCAGTTTGGGATATATTTCTTATCTTTGTAACGGAAATAGAAAGGTATTCTGTATAGCAAGTTAATTGGAGAAAATATTTAGTTTAAACATTTAAATAAAGAAACAATTATGAAGAAGATTAAGACAATCGAGGCTGTCGCAGCCTACAGAACGTTGAAAGCATTGAAGACATCATCTATGAGCGATGATGCCGCTATGCGAGTTTGGAAGAATATGAAGGCACTGCGCCAAGTAGCCGACACTTACGACAAGGATGTGAAGGAAGCGCAGGAGAGCCTGAAGGACGATAAGTTCGAGGAGATGCAGCACAAGCTTCAGGAGTGCCAGCAGTTGGAGCAGAAGCACGCCGATGAGGGCTACGAATACACCAAGGACGATTCAGCCAAGTTCGCTGAGGTCAATGAGTACTTCTTCAATCAGAAGCAGAAGACCGAGAAGTATTTCAAGGAACTTGCCGACAAGGAGGTAGAGGTAGCCATCGAGGCAGTTGACGAGAAGGAGCTGTTCAAGGCAGCGAAAGATTGCGGCTTGAAGTTCGCTGATATGGAGACCCTTGATGTTGTGATAGGATAATACCAGTGTAGATATAATAATAGCGTTAGAATTTGGCAAGAAAGCCGTTCTAACGCTATTTTTGTGACTTATTACTTTCAGATTGTTACTTTAGCAAAGTTTAACTTCAAATTTTTGCTCAAAATAAATATTTTTGTGCAGAATTGTTTATTTTTGCAGAACTTTCCTTATTATTAAGAATGAGGAACTAAGAATAAATAATAAATCAAAAAACAAAAGGAGAAGAATTTATGACTAAAGAGGAAGAAGATGAAGTCCATCGGTTAGTTCAATCAGTCGGTGTTGTACAGTTGTCAAGAGTAATGTTTAAGGACATGGACGTTAGCGAAATGATAAACGTCATTATCCTTGCAGGTAGAGGCTACAGCATAAAGCTACTCACTTGGTTTAAGTATTATTGTGAAGTGATGCCTCTGTTTATCATGCTTTTTCATATTGCATGCATGGTAACATTTGCGTCTCATGAAAAAGAAATGTGCGTATGGTTTAAGGAGAATTGGGTATCGGCAGCATTTATCTATTTTTCCGTTTACATCCATCCGCTTGTACTTATAATTGCGAGCAGATTCTTTTGGCTCTGCTACAGATGGCGTATTCCGATGATCATCTACCTATTTGGGATAAATGCTATTCATATCGTATACTGGAATGTTTTTACCACCAACGAAATGGTGGAAGCTAATGTTGTAATACTTGTAATGACCATTATATTTTATGTATATGGTTTTGCCGATAAGTATTTCTCAGGCAAGGGCTGTCAAAGTTTAATCTCTAGATTATAATGATATGGGAAAGTTATTTGGTTATCACACCTTGGGAGTGTTATTAAAATCGTTATCGGATTCTTGTTTTCGAGCAGACGAGCAAGAGAAGAGAGGGGAGAAGGTAACTGCTTGCGGAATGAGTAGCGATGAGATAGAAGACCTTTGTGAGAACTATCTGCCGTATGCTCTCAACCCGATGCTATCTACCGAGGAAGTCAAGGAGAAGCTGCACGTTTCTGATGCCACCCTTAACAGGATGGTTGCAAGGGGCGACATTCCGAATGGCGTGTGCAAAAAACGAGGACACACCCGATATTTTAAGAAGTGGGATATTCTTCACTTCATTAAGAGTAAGAGAAATTAATGACGAAAAATTTGGTGGTTTCGGAATTATTGCTTATCTTTGCAATATTTTATCGAGCTTCACTTTTCCGAGTAGGAATGTGATATTTCCCCTATACTATTGGCGTGGTATAGGGATTTTTTGTTTTAATTCCAAATTTCGATGCTTTTAAAAATACAATATTTCGAGGAAATTATATACAATTATATACAATATTCCTTCAAAAATATATATATACGTTTATATGAGTGCATAAAGTTTTGCACTTTTTCGTGAAATCTATTTGATGATTAAATATTTTGTTGTATATTTGCAGCATTATTGTTTAATCATCAAATAGTTATAGTATGGCAGATAGAATTAAAGATATTGTCGTAGGCGTAGTTCTTGCACTCCTCGCCTATCTTAAACCGATTGAAGGCGAGTTATCTTCGCTTATGATCGTCTTCACCCTCAACTTTATTTTCGGTTATCTTAGTGGCATGATTGCAAAAGGAGAAAACTTCGAGTTGAAGAAAGCAGTTGTGTGCATCGGTCACGCTACCGTGTTCTTCGTTCTTTGTGCAGCAGTATATGCAATCGGGCGATTCAAAGGACAAATGGAAGGTTCCGTTCAATGTGTTTCCTTTATCTCGTATCTAGTATTGTGGTTCTACGGATGCAATATTCTGAAGAACTTGAAACAGATATTTAAGAAGGGTACCCCCTCCTTGGTATGTAGTGAGTTTCCTCTATTATCTCATGCGCTTCAAATTTATCGAGAAGATTCCATATTTGTCAGACTATCTAAATTACACGGAAAAGGAGGAAAAGATATGATGTTAGCGATTATTATGGTGGCAGCTATTATAGTAAGCATTATTGTATTTGGCTGCATTATTCAAAGAAATGATTATAGCGAGGAGGAGAAGTAAACATGGCTGATTCTAGTAAACTCGTTCCGTTTATCCTCAGTTGGGAAACGGACAAATATACAAATAACAAGAAAGATAAGGGCGGTCCAACAAAATATGGCATTACCCTTGCTACCTGGAGAAGAGTCGGGTACGACAAGAATGGTGATGGTGTTCTTAACGAAGAAGACGTGAAACGCCTTACTGAGGAAGACTTTCATCGAGTTTTTAAGCAGAACTATTGGAACGCTTGCAAAGCGGACCAAATCCAAGATCAGAGCGTAGCCAATATGCTGGTAGACTTTGCTTATAACAGCGGAGTTAGTAAAGCTGTAAAACATCTACAACTTGTATTAGGTATCACAGCAGATGGTATTATCGGTAATAAGACGCTGTATGCCATTAATAAATCCAATGGAGAAAGACTATTCGAAGCCTTCAAGAAGGATAGAAAAGCTTATCTAAAGAGAATCGCAGTCTGTGACCAGAAAGGTTTTCTTAAAGGGTGGCTTCGCAGACTTAGCTACATTACGTATGGTAATCTAAAATTGAATAAATGATGAAATGGTATGATATAAGATTTTGGAAATGGGCAACCATTACCCTAGTGGTAGGTCTTGCGCTTGTTTCTGTCTTAGGGTGCAGTACTCCTAGAGCAGTAACTACACAAACCTTCATCACAGACAAGCAGAGTGAAAAAAAGTTCGATTCCCTCTTCACTACCCGATTGTCTTATGCCTTCGAGCAATGGCAACATATACAAAAGCGAGAAACAGAAAAGGCTACCAAAGATAGCAGCTATGTAAAAGATAGCACAGCAACCCGATATGATGCGCAAGGGAATAAGATTGGTGAAGATCGTTTTCATTACGAGAGTCACTATTTATTTGAAAAGGAACGAAGAATGCTCCTCGATACCATCAGTACATATAAAGCATACAAAGATAGCTTTATATATTACAGAGGAAGATGTGACTCCTTATCAAAGATTGGTACCTCTCAGTTCTATAAGATTGACGCTCCTTCTATAAAAGAGAAATCTCTGTCAAGTATGCAGAAGATATTCTTAAAAACGGGGCAGATGTTTTGGTTCTGCTTTATACTCATAGTTATGTACTTACTATATATATCAAGGAAGAAAAAGAAAGAATCTTAGAAAAGTTGTTTAATTAAGGTTTTGAGATTTATTTTGGATAACTAGGGCGACTACTCGTGATGAGCGGTCGCCCTTTTTGTTTGCAAAGTAAACTCTTCCGTTCTAAGAGGATTAAAAATGAGTCTACCTACTATCACCATAAACCACTGATTTAGAGCCACTAACGAAAACTATGATAGCCTTATAACTTATTTCAAAACAATTTTCTAACTTTGCACACGTAACGTTACAAATAGTGTTAGTTAAATATTAAGGTTAAATTAAAAAATTCGGGATATGGAAAGTAAAACTTACGTGTTCAATCCAGAGAGCGGCACAAGCGGCACAGGCTCTAATGGAATCTTGGCTATGCTTCCTGCACTCATGCAGAGACAGGGCGTTGACCCAGGTCTGATTGCACTCTTGAACAACCGTGGAAACGGAAATGGCTTTGGTGAAGACATCTTTGCAATCCTTCTGTTGTTCATCCTTATGGGTAATAATGGTATGGGACTCTTCGGAGGTAATCGCTGCATGGGTTCTAATGGACAGGGTGGCGTTATGCCAATGCTTAACAATGATGCCAATACCGCCGTTATCATGCAGGCTGTTCAGCGCAATGGCTTTGATGTTCAGAGCTTGGCTACAGCCCTCAACACATCAAGTGACGCAGTCATGGCTGCAATCAATGGCTTAGGTCAGCAGATTTGCAACCTCGGCAATCAGATGGGCATGAATGCTAATCAGATTTTGACTGCTATCATGCAGGGTAATAATGCCATCGCTACCCAGTTGGCAGAATGCTGCTGCAAGACCAATAACGCCATAACTGCAATGGATGGCAACCTCAAGCTGTCTATCTGTCAGCAGACCCACGCCATCAATGATACGGCAAATGCTAATGCTTTGATGCTCCGTGATAAGGCAGATGCTAACAATCAGTCTGTCTTGGCTAAGTTGGATCAGATGCAGACACAAGCAATGCAGGATAAGCTCGATGCTTTGAGAGAGAAGAACAGTGCCCTGCTTGCTCAGATTTCCAATGAGCATCAGACACAGGCTTTGCAGTCTTATCAGGCGCAGGTCATCACACCAGTAAATGCAGCTTTGGCTGCGCTGCAGGCAGAGGTGGCTGGCATCAAGTGCAAGTTGCCTAATACCATCAGTGTTCAGTACCCTCAGTACGGAGTATTCAACAAGGACGTGTATACTGCTGCCGCCATGGGAGCTTATGCAGGTGATGTGGCGGCTTCTCGTTCAACTGTAGGATGCGGTTGTTAGGAAAGGAGGTAACTATGTTCCCTTTATATCCATTCAATCCATTTATTCCAATCGGTCAGAGAAACCAAATCAGACGTATTGATGTAGGAGGTATCTACGAGTTGAAGACGAATGCCCAGCAGGTTACAGATGCTAGTGTAGATTATGGTATCAACCCTTGCTACTACAATGCTTTGCCTTGCGAGTGCATCGTGCTCTTGAAGATACATCAAGGAGTTGCCGCTGCAAGTGCGACACTTCCTGTCACAATCGTAACTCCAAATAGTGGTTCGACCACTGTCAACGGAACTGCCAACACTAGCGGAACAGCTTCCGGTACAACAAAGGTGCCAGTTGTTGATCATGCGGGAAATGCAGTGACGGGAGCTAGCGTTTCGGGAACTACGGAGGCTTTGGCATACATCAACAAGAAGAGCGGTATTATCCGACTGCTTGGGTTTCAGCAGCCTACAGGCGGCTAACAGAGTATTAACTATGGGACAGACTGAAAAGTCTGCCCCTTTAAAAGAGAAAGAAAATGTTTCAAGGACTAAGACAGTCTTCTCTCTTCTACATTTTAGACAAGGGAGGAGAAAAGCCGACACTAAGAATCGGTCAAGTAATATCGGTCAGCAATCCTCAGCAGAAATATCCTAGCTATATGCCAGGACAGACTCCGACCTTAGAGACGACCGTTGATGTTAAGGTGCAAGTAGAGGACCAACAGGTCAATTTCGAAAAGCTGCCATCTACGGCACAGATAGTGAACTTCGGCAATGAAGGTGTTGTTGTCAGTGACAGCAGAGAAGCTATGTGCGCCGAGATTGATGCTATGTTGCGACATTCCAAGGGAGTCGTGGAAAGTGTAGATTACCACAATGGAGTCATAAGCTCCTGCGAGGAAATGCTCACTAGAATCAACCCACAGATTGCTAAGGAAAAGCAGCAGGAAAAAGACATCAATAATCTCAAGTCAGAGGTCAGCGGCATGAAGGGAACGCTATCCAATATTGAATCCATGCTGTCTAAGGCTTTGAGCGGTAACAATTTTAAAAAGTAATTGCTATGGGATATATGGTAGAAATTACGGAAAACAAGTTCGATGAGCTTGTTGACAACTGCGAGGAAATGGTTCGAGCAGGTGGCAAGGTTATGAAGTGCTTGGATAGTTTGAAGCGGGAGCGTATGGGTAATCGTATGCCAATGCCAGACTATCGTGACAAGTGGGACGATGAAGATTGGCGTGACGAAGACCGCTATGGAGAGCGACGCTACTATGGTCGCCGTGGCGGTGGACGTTACTAATGTTTAATTCGGTGGTGGGGATTTTTCCCTGCCACCCTTAAAAGAAAGAGCTATGGGAAAATGTAGAATGCCTTTGGATGCTTACGATATGAAGCCAGAAGGAATGATAGCATATCTGAGATATAATGGCTGGCACTTCAACAAGAAGGCTTGCGAATGGGCAGTCAGTCAGATGAGAAAATACAACCCAGTCACCAAAAAGGATGAGGAGGTTGACTATATGGATAAGGAGAAGGTTGAATCCATCCTTACCAAGCAGGGAGTGACACTTGAAAATAATGTAGGCTATGATCATGTCTATGTGGCAAACATGGTTAAGGCTGATTTCTATAAGTCTTCCATCGAGGACGAAGCTCACATGGCTTTGTTCGTGAAAGATATGGTTGATGATACCGATCAGAAGGATGGCTTCATCTTTAACAGATTCTATGCCGATTGCAACCATAATGGCATCGGCATTCCATGGGATGATATTTTATGATAAGTCAAGAGATATATCTAGAAAAGTACGATTGGAAAGTTCTTGTGTTTTACGGTTTGGAATCATCAGATACCGATGAGGTATGCAACTCCCTTGTGCAGATAGGCTGCACAGAAAAGGCAGTCGAAAGCGCAAGGGAGCATTGCTTACGAGGAATACCGAACACAGGTCTAACCTACTCCAATCTTGCAGGTAGGAAGAGCGTGGTTGCTATTAGCAGGACCACATCAGAATATGAGTTCGTGAATACTGCCACACACGAAATGTTTCATGTTGTCACTCATATCTGCGAATCACTAGGTATTGACTTGAAAGACGAAGAGCCTTGCTATATGATGGGATGGCTCTGCCAGGCAGTTAGTAGGATATTCATTTAAAATTTAGAAATATGACGGACATTAAATTAATGGTGGATGCTGCAAGGCAGCTAAACCAAACTTGGAAAATGAGTAGTAATGATTTGGAGACAGGAAATATCCCAAACGATGTGTATAATGCTTTGTGCGAAGTGGATGAAGCCGTAACCAATCTGATTGACAAAGTCGGCGAAGCTACAAAAATCATTACATTAAGCAGTATCTACAAGAACGCATAAAGCTCTGATACTCAGTGAGTTGAATTTAGTATTTTTAACTAAAATAAAGTGTGGTATATTTGCATATATCACATTTTTTTTGTATCTTTGCATATAGAAAGAGTGGTTATTTTGACTAACCACAGATTATGTTGAACCAATTAAAATCTTAAAAAGATGAAAGAAATTAAGGAAATCAAAAAGAATTATGAAATGGGATTCATTTCATCACAAGAATTTCTTTGTGAATATGCAGGTGTCCTTTCTAAACTTGGAGCGCAGGGTGAACTGATTGATGCTATGAATACAGTATTAGCTCCGCTTGCAGATTTCATAGTGAAGGACATCTTGAATGCCAGCGATGACGAGAAGAAACAGATTAAGGACTTCTTTAATTTTAAGTAGATATGGGTACCATTCTTTTAATAAACGGATTAATTTTTCTATTTGTCGTAGCGATAGTAGATTTAGCAATGAAACATTAATAAAATAAGCCCTCGACAACACGGTCAAGTCACTTATATGAAAGCTATTAAAGTAGCATTATTCTTTGAAATGATGAAGAATATGATGATTCAGTACTCATGCGACGAGTTGCAGGGCACTACTTTCAGAAGTCATTTTGGTGCAGTTGGGTTAGGTGATGCACAGGAACGAAACGGTTTCTTCCTGGCAGTCTATATCACAGACAACTCAGTATCACAGGATATTTTTATGGATTGGGTAAGAATGTATCTTGATGACGCAGTTGTATATAAGTATGATTCTCCTTATCAAGAGAAGGATGTTCCAGAGAAAGAATTAATGTACATAATTGAGATTAAAAATGAAGACTAGTAGCTTATATGTTACCCGCGATGATTCAATGTATGACACAAAGAGCGGGTTTGAGACTTACGAGGAGGCCAATGCCTATCGTGAGGAGTGTCAGAGAAGTTGGATCAATCATGCCGACTATGTTTTTCTTATAACAAGAGACTCTGCCGGGAATTTTGTCAAAGAGACAAACTTGACAAAAGCAACAAAGGAAGAGAGAATCAAGCTTCTTGAAGAAGCAGGCATTCCATTGAAATAATTTGTAACCAATTAAAATATTAAAGATTATGACAACAGCAACAAATTTGAGTAAGGCTGCCGAAGATATGGTAGCAGTTCCTTCTTCAGTTAATGAAGACAAGTTCTTTGATTTCGAGAAAGCCAAGACTCAGGCAATCACTCTCGAACAGTTGAGTCGCACACACCGAGAGGATGATGTTTACGGAAATCCGCTCCGTGGCATCTATCACTTTGACCTTTTCAACAAGGTTATTGATGAGTGTACAGAGCTCGGCTACAATGTAGAGGTTTATGATATGTTTGCAGCACAGAACAGAGACCGTCAGTCGCCTGGAGTGGTTCGCCTCCCACAAGTGGAAGCGGTCAAAGGTCAGCATGCGGTAGAGGCGCATATTCTCCGCCGAGTTTATGCCAATATTCGTATCACTGATTTTGATAATGATGAGACTACTACTAATGTGGCCGTAGCCTTCCATCAGAAAGGTATTCAGATTGGATTCGGTCCGAATGTGATGATTTGCCACAATCAGTGTATGCTCTCTCCAGAACTGTATATGTCCAGCTATTCCGAAAAGGGCAAGAAGGGTTCCGGTATGGAAGTGGCAGCAATGCTTGATACATTAAAGTCATGGCTGGTCGATGCCCGGCACATCATCGAGACTGATCGTGAGCGTATTGCCAAGATGAAGGAGACACGTATTACTGCAGAACAGATGTTCTTGCTCATTGGACTGATGACAGCTACCAGAGTAAAGGCAGATACATCACGAAAGTCTATTCGTGAGAATATCACCTACCCTCTCAATCAGTCACAGATTACACTCTTCACAGAGGATATGCTGGAGGCCTATCACGATAAGGAGTTTGTAACTGCCTGGGATATGTATAATTCTGCTACCAACTTGTATAAGGCTAACAGAATGGATATCCCTGCCCTTTTGCCACAGAACAGGGCAATGGTGAACTTCATGAGAGACAATGGTCTGATTATTTAATTGGTTCGAAAGGAGCTTCCAAGGGTTAGTCCTTTGGTTGCTCCTTATATAGAACGTAATCCAATACTTTTCTATTTGCAGCGTCTATATTGGCAACACTCTTGTCAATATAGATAGCTGTTGTCCTGTTTCCATGGGAATGTCCCAATGCTTCGGCAATGATTTCTTCGGGTATTCCTATGGAGAAGGCTATTGTTGCCCACGTATGCCTAGCCCAATACAGAGAGATGTGTTCAAACAGAGGATTATGCTTTGTATGATATTCCTTCTGAAAATCATGAGCTTTCTTTTTCTCGTTCCTTTCTTTAGTGACAGGGCCTATTGCCTTTAGTCCCTTGTTTGCCTTGCACACAAATTGCTTGTAGTTTCTCATGTTCTCTGAGAAATTGACTAGCTTTGTCTTTCCTCTATACCTATTTATTATCTGTATAGCTTCCGGTTCCAGTCTGATGCTATACAGTCTTCCGGTCTTCTTTCGTCTATACAGTAATCTTCCATCTACAACATTCTCATCCGTACAATTAAGAATATCGGCAGGGTTTATCCCGATCAAGAAGAATGTAAGCTTGAAATAATCCAGGTACTTCTGCTGCCATGGCTGTACATTATAATTAAATAAGGTACGTAGTTCATCTACAGAAAGAGAACGTTTTTCTGTCTGTTCCGGATTTATATCGAATGTTCTCATCGGATAATGGCTGGTTATCTCATTATCGATAGCATCGTTGAAAACGGCACGTATGTTTCTGAAATGTATATTTCTGGAGTTCTTCTTTAACCCTTGTCTTACCAACTCGGCATCCAACCTTTTCAGCCAATCCTTTGAGATATCTTCAAAAGCGTAGGTATCTACCTTGCTATCGAAATCGCGCATCTTCTTCAAAGTGGTTGCATATATTTCCCTGGTCCTTTGTGCTGAACGACTATTCATATATTCTATATACCTATTTATAAATAAGTCTTTCTTCTTAACATCAGGGTCTAGATAGGCCACAACCTTATTCTTTATCTGCGTTGAAGTCTGTTTAGTAAGTTCTCCCTTCATCTGCAGTTCCAATATAGCATTTTCAATCTCTACCAATTTGTTCTTGACAAATATTTCCAATCTCTGCTTGTTTGGTGCATCAACTATTCTTTGTTTCTTGACATCCCATTGTTCCTTTTTCAATTTGACACCAAGAGGAATATAAGCTGCCTGTCGCTTCTTCGTGATGGCAACTTTGAGCGGTGCAGGCTCTCCGTCCTTGACCGCTCTTGTATCTAAGTATAGTTTCGTTGTTATCATTTGCAAGCTATTTGCAAGCAGAATTGTGCAAAAATGTGCAAAAATGTGCAAGAATGTGCAGGATTCTACTTAGTTGGATAAAATACGATGTTTTGGAAATACCTAATTTTCAGTGTTTTCTGCGGAAAGAGGGGGATTCGAACCCCCGATTCCCTTTAGGGGAATACACGCTTTCCAGATGTGAAGCTTTTCGATATAACTATCTTAGCCTCAATTAATTACAGAGACCCGATTTTTTATTTGCAAGCTATTTGCAAGCATGCCATTTTTTTCGAGTTACACAATATGCAGAAATATTAATTATATTTAAATATATCCACATATATTTTGATATATCATTTTTTTCATTTATCTTTGCATTTGAATTTATAACTTAGTGCAAAGATATAAAGAAATCCTTTATTCTAGCACGCATTTAAACTATTTAACATGGTAACATCAGTTCAGCCAAACATAAGTCCAACTTCGCGATATACCATATCGGAAACCTGCAAACTGTTGGGTATACATCGCAACACCCTGCGCTCCTATGTGAACGCAGGATATATAAAGTCTATGCAAAAAGTTCACGGACAGCGTTTCAAAGGTTCTGAGATTCTTCGCTTTTGGAACACGTTTGTGTAAACATGGGACCGGTTCCAAGCAGTAGCCACTCGCATGATACACCATACCCTTCAGCGAGGTAAGCAAGATACTCTATACGAAAAGTACGCTTATCTCTGTTATGCTTTAGAGTATTCATGTTACCATAGTTCAAACCAAACTCTTTTGTAAAAGTCTGTAAGCCTTTAATTTTTCTCTGTTCTTTGAGAACATCAAGTGCTTTGAAGAACCTGTCGCTAATATCCAGGGCACAATCGGGAATATTCAGTTTCATTTCAAAGTTAATTTTTCAAGAAGATTCATGAGACGTACATTTATATCATCTTGTTTTTCGATATGCTTTGCTATCATCTCAGTCTGCCTCTTTATAATTTCTACTAAATCAGCATTACTTTGGATTCCGTTGTTCTGATTTCCAGAGCCACTGTTTACATTATTCTCTGCATTAACGAGTTGAGAAGGTTCTACCTCGAAAGCCTTGACATTTTCTTCTCCATACTCATCGTATAGTTTCTGAAACTGCGCAGGTGTAGGATCTATACCCTCTGTTTCGTATCTCGAAATGTTAGATTGGGAAATTCCCATAATTTCTGCAAGCTTAGACTGAAATAGTCCGTGAGCTCTTCTAAATTCTTTATATTTGAACATATCTGTATAAATTTGTTAATTTTGACTAAATCTTTTCGATATATTTGCATATATCAGAATATATTTGTATCTTTGCATAAAGATATAAAACATAGTGCAAAGATAATGGAAAATATTCAAACATCAAACACTTTTGAGGAAAAATCTCAAAAAATGACCTTAAAAGGTTATTATCAGGGGTTACCGATGAGAAGTGCCCCGCGATACGACTTCATCACGGAAGTCGCTAGACGCTGCAAGGTTACCGAGCAGACAGTTAGGAATTGGGTTCTATATGGCATGAAGCCACAGCAGCACATCCATGTAGAAGTATTGTGTGAGCTAACAGGCATTAGCGAGGAGGACTTATGGAAGGATTAGAGTTCTATATGTTCGAGGATGAGCTATGGTGTAAGACGTCAGACGGAAAGAACTTCATGGTCGATGAGACACATACAGAGCTGGTGAAATACATCCTGGAAAAGGTTCGCGCTTGCTATCCGGAAGCATACAAGGCGTTGGAGAAGATTTACTCCAAGAGCGCACCTAACGAGAGTTATTATCAGTATCTCATGATGCGTCGATTTTGCAAATGCAACTTTTGTCGACTCGACACTACGGTTTTTGATGTCGTCGATGTTGACAAGGATGGAAGGTTCAACTTCGAGAAGGTCGAATGCCCAATGCGTGGTGAATGTCCTTATGAAGGTATCGTATGTATGCCAAGGTTTAATGCTAATCTTTCTACTGCGGAGTTGCGCGTGATGAAACTGCTTTATGAGGGACGAAGCGAGCAGGAGGCGGCAGCCGAGCTATTCAACTCCCCGAACACGATACATCAGCACGTAAAGTCTGTGTATGTGAAACTAGGAATACATAAGCTCTCTGAGTTTATCACCTATGCAAATAAGAACAATTTGTTTAACAATTAAATATTAGTTTATGCCAATTATTAGAAAGAATGACGTTGTTACAGAGCGTCCAGTGATTATTGTACTTTATGGTACTCCAGGTACCGGTAAGACATCTTTGGCTACTACAGCCAACAGTCCTTTACTCATCGACACCGACCGAGGATTTGACCGTGCCGTTCAGCGTCCAGACATTGTTGTCACGGCTTCACGCTGGGAAGACATCTATAATGCTGAGGTTATCGGTTCCTATGTTGTTGAGGATGGCAAGCAGGTTTGGAAGCCAGGTTTGATCAGTGAGTGTAAGACCATCGTAGTAGACACAGCCAAGGCTATGCTCGATGACTATCTCAACGCTTTTGCTATTCAGCAAGACCCTAAGCTGGGAACTAACTCATTGAAGCGATATGGTGTGATGGGAGAATTGTTCAAGCAGTTTGTCGGCATTCTCCGTTCAAACAATTCAGACATCATCTTCATCTGTCACGACAAGGAGACACAGGAAGGAGACTACATCAAGCATTCTCCAGACTGTACAGGACAGAGCAAGGACTTGCTCATCCGTATTGCGGACCAGGTAGGTTACATCTGCAAGGAGAACGGCAATCGCGTCATCAAGTTCGAGCCACAGGATAATCGTGTTGGTAAGAATGTTGCAGACCTGCAGGACACTTGGATTCCAGTTTACGGAACAGAGGAGTTTGACACTTGCATGGCAGACATCATCAAGAAGGTGAAGAAAGCCATCGTGAATAAGTCAGACGCTCAGGCTAAGGCACAGAAAGCCGTTGATGATGCTCGAAAGAAGCTTGCAGCCGTGGAGACTGTAGATGATGCAAATGCTCTCATCGAGGTTGCTCACGGATTGAACAAGATTCATCAGAAGGCATTCATGAATCAGATGATCAAGGAACTTGCCGGCAAAGGCATTGACTTTGACAAGAAGGGCAAGAAGTTCGTCAAGCATGAGGATGCAGCATGATGAAGCCTTTGATTAGAGTTACCCAGCTAGAGAGCTTCAGACGGTATATGTCTGACGAATATGCTTATGTTACAGAGCAGGACGTTATAGACAATATCACTAAAAAGTTTGAGGGCAACGATTACACAAGAATAGGAACTGCCTTTCACTCCATCGTGGAGACAGGCAGTCCCCATTGCTTCAAGGAGCCGGAAGGTGTTCGCCATTTCACCTATTATAAGAAAGATAAGACAGAACCCGTTCCAAAAGGAAGAAGATTCGTCTTTGATGAAGGTGAAGCGATTCTCGACATTCCACAATGCAAGGTTGCTTTGAAATACAGGAATGAGCATCCTGGCGCCTTTCATGAGGTTCGTGAATATAAGGATTTCGGCGATGCCGTTATCACGGGATGTGCCGATATGATTGACGGACTAGAGATAAGAGACACCAAGACTAAGTACGGACCGGTATCAGACAAAGACTATATAGACAGTTGCCAATGGCAGCTTTACCTAGAGTTGTTTGAAGCTGATGTGTTCCATTTTGACTTGTTTGTCTTTGAGGGCTACAATAAGGATAAGCACAAGGGAGACGTGAGAGGTCTCAAGCTTACTCCTTATGAGCCAGCAATCACTTGTTACAGATACCCGGGAATGGAAGATAAGAACCACGCTCTATTGCGTGACTTCCTCAAATGGGTAGAAATGAGAGAATTATTACCATATTTACCATTAACAGAATCAGATGGCTAATACAATGACAGGAAGGGTATTGCTCATCGGCAATGTCGAGGAAATACCAAGTAAGAGCGGTGGAGAGCCGTTCAAAAAGAGAGTTGTGGTTCTTAACTGTACACACTCGAATTACGGAGATGTGTACGAGAACTACCCAAGTTTTGAGTTCAGCGGAAAGCACGTGGATGATCCTGCGGCTTTTGCAGTTGGCGAGATTGTTACCATATCTTTTGCTCTTCAAGGTACTAAGTATCAGAAGAGTGCAAATGACCCGGTAAAGTATTTCAATACCATTTCGGGTTACAAGATAGAAAAGTATCAGAGAGGTGGCCAGACGCAGCAGCAAGCTCCACCACCGCAGCCGCAAGGAGCTCAGTCACCGGCACCGCAGCCGGGCAATGTTGATGACTTGCCATTCTAGTTATGATTTTCAATCTCAACAATGACAAGGACAGGGCAGACTATAAGGACTATTGCAATGGTCTTTACATGGATGCCTTGAAAAGCGGAAAGGGTTTTATCGTGGAGGTGAAGAAAAAGCACCGTCCACGTTCCCTCGCCCAAAACAGCTATCTGCACGTTTGTCTTCAGTATTTCGCATCAGAGTTTGGCTACGATGAAGAATACGTGAAGTATAACATTTTCAAGCAGATAGTGAACAGAGAAATCTTTGCGAAGCAGAGAACAAATAGAAGAGGACAGCCTGTAACCTATTGGAGAAGCACGGCTGACCTTGACACAAAAGAATTAACAGACGCTATTGAGAAGTTTCGGAACTATTCAAGTATGGTTGCAGGGTTGTATATACCCGAGCCTAATGAAGAAGCAGCCTTGCTTGAAGCTCAGAAACAGATAGCATTATATGAAAAGTATTTATAATTATGAAATCAGATTTGAAAAATTATGTTCCTGAGAACATTGAGTTTGTATTGGAGGAAGGTGTAAAAGACATGTTCCCAATGAAGTTGGACTTCCTTGCTTTGACCGAGGAGAACCTTTGCGGAGAGAAGCCTTTGAAGAATAAGGCAGACATCCTTAAGTTTGTCGGAAAGCACTTCACGGCGACCTTCCCTGACAATGAGTTGGTTACACGTTTCCTCGATGAGTTCGAGAAGAAGAACATCAGAGAGGAGTATTGCACACTCGAAGAGAACGTGGTGCCAGCTCGCAAGCTGGAATTGGAGGAGGCTTTGGAAAAAGCCAAGAAGATGAAGAAGGATGCAGAAGAGGCTTATGCTTCTGTCCTTATGGAAGTAGCCAAGTATGCCGCTGAGGTGCGCCAGGGAACTGTTGACATGCGTCTTAAGTCGCAGAACGTGTTCTGTATTGCATTGGCAGGTTACTATCTCGTATATAATTGGGATGCAAATACCGAGAAGTTCTTACTTGCAAAGGCTTATGCTATCCCGGACCGTTCTGAGATTTGGGCAAATGAGGTCAAGAATCGTGAGAGCATGAAAGAGGTCTTCGGATTGGAGTTCCCAGAAGAGGAGCAGCCAAAAGAAGAAGCTCAGCCAGAGCAGTCTTCAGATGATGACGATGATGAATTACCATTCGGCGAGTAATGAAGTACACTCTTAGAAATTATCAAAAGCAAGCTAGTGATGCAGCCGTAAGGCTGTTCACTAGCAAGGCTGACAAGAACGGATTGGTTATCCTGCCTACGGGTGCAGGAAAGAGCTTGGTGATAGCAGATATTGCCTCTCGCCTGGAAGGACCGCTGTTAGTCTTTCAGCCCAGTAAGGAAATTCTTCAGCAGAACTTTGCCAAGCTGCAAAGCTATGGTATCTTCGATTGTGGTTGCTATAGTGCTTCTGTAGGATGTAAGGATATAAACAGAATAACCTTTGCCACCATCGGGAGCGTGATGAACCATATGTCAGACTTCGATTGTTTCAAGAACATCATAATTGACGAATGTCATTATGTAAACTCGAAGTCAGGGCAATACAAGCAGTTCATAGAAGCGAAGAACAGACAGGTTGTTGGATTAACAGCCACACCATACCGCCTTGATCGTGCCGAAGGAGGTTCCATATTGAAGTTCCTCACGAGAGTAAGACCTAGAATATTTTCAAAGGTCATCTATTGTTGCCAGATTGGAGAGCTGCTTTCCAAAGGTTATCTTGCAGACTTGCATTATTATGATTTGACAGAATTGGATTTAAGGAGAGTCAGAAGCAATTCCACCGGTGCAGATTATGATGAAAGAAGTCTCCTCGCAGAGTACGAGCGTTGCGGATTCTATGATAAGCTATCAAATACAGTAGTCAAGGTCCTGCAGCCTAAAAGCGGCATTCCCAGAAAGGGGGTACTTGTATTTACCGCTTTCACAAAGGAGGCTAGGCAGTTGGTTGATAAGCTTCAATCACTCGGAGTCAATGCCGCCATCGTGACAGGAGAGACACCAAAAAAGGAGCGTGAAGCCATTCTCGAAGGATTCAAGAGGAGAGAAATAAAGGTTGTTGCCAACGTAGGTGTGCTGACTACGGGATTCGACTACCCTGCCCTAGACACCGTTGTTTTGGCACGCCCGACGAAATCTCTCGGGCTCTACTATCAGATGGTAGGCCGCGCTATCAGACCTTTTGAAGGAAAGGACGGGTGGATAGTTGACTTGTCAGGAAACTATAGCCGGTTCGGAAATGTCGCAGACCTCTTTATTAGCAGACCTCCAGGAACCACGAAATGGGCGGTGTATTCCAGAGGGACACAATTAACTAATGTTGTACTAAGATGAGCGTTCTAAATGAGCTTATTGAATATAAGCAAAGAGATTCCGCATTAGAAACTGAGTATCTAACTCTCTGTCCGCATTGCAGAAAGGGAGTATTTACACAAGAACCAATTTATGTAGGAAGTTTAGCTTGCCGTTTATGTGTTGATTTTGCGAACATGACGGACAAATATGTTACATGTAAATTCAAAAGAAATGTTTCCATTTTATAAGAAAAAGAAGAAATCTCCTTCTGCTCCCAAAAAGAGAAAGAAGAGCAAGCCGGATTTAGTCAAGAGGCTAGACAAGGTGTTTGCATTGTATATTCGTCTGAGAGACTGTATGCCAAGCGGTATGGGACAATGTATCAGCTGCGGAAAGATAAAGCCGTACAGAGAGCTTGATTGCGGTCATTTCTTCGGACGTTCCAACATGGCAACACGATTCGATGAAGACAACTGTAATGCAGAATGTATCGGGTGCAACAGAGTGAAGTCAGACCATCTTATATACTACCAGGAGAATCTGATAAAGAAGATTGGTGTTTCCCGATTTTCCACCCTGCGAGAGCGTGCTCACTCCATCAAGAAATGGGATGATGACGAGTTGGAGAAAATGATTAAGTATTATACTAATGAAGTAAAGAGACTGAGTTATGAGAAAGGTATCACCGTTAATCTGTAAAAAATATAAGTCCCCAGTGTTTCACAACACCGAGGACTTGAACCAATTAAAATCCTATAAAGATTATACTTTAAAGGGATTTGTTTGCAAAGGTAATGAATTATTTTCAAATTGCCAAATAAATCCCAATAAAAAAAGCCTGCTCGCCAGCAGGCTAAAGAGAAACCCATACAATATTCTTTTACAGAATATAATGGAAAAAACTTACTGCAAAAGTACTAAAAAAAAATGAGATAGCCAAATATATATCTAAATATATTTTGGTATTTTTGAATATTTAAGTTAATTCTTTTGCATATATCAGATAAAATTCGTAATTTTGCATTAAGGAGAAACAATATAGTTATAAATAAAATATTATACAATATGGAAGAGACAGAATTTCTAAGAGATTTTGAAGGAATCAAGGACTACAGAACGTTCTTGGTAGGCTTGGACAAACAGTTCAAGTCGGCAGGTGTGTTGTATCGTGAGTTTAAGATTTTGGAGGGGATGGCTTTTATCGCTTTAAAGATTAGCCCTTCTATCCACAATTTTATCTCTAAGCAGCAAAGTGCTGTTTACAGTAAGTTACAGACCGAAGTTGACTCCCTGGCAAATAGTATAAAGCGAGGTAAGATATGCTTCATTAAGAACGAGGACTTGAACCAATAAGATTATGAAATATAATTGCATCAGAAATAGTGATTCTCCAGAAGTAATGAGAGCAAGGGTGAAGCACGGCATAGCTGCCTACGGCATCTACGTTGCTCTTATGCAACTATTGGAGGAAGACGAGGATCATAAGCTGTCAAAGGATTATTCTATGATAGCTTATGAGATGCGTGTTGATGTTTCCGTGGTGCAATCTGTAGTTGAGGATTTTGATTTATTCGAGGTTGAGGAAGAATATTTCTATTCTAAGGAACTTTCAGACACCATCGAGCAGGCAAGAAAAGTCAGCGAAGCTAGAGCTAGAGCCGGTCGTGCAGGTGGTGCAGCAAAGGCTAGAAATTTCGTAGCAAATGCTAAGGAATCTTCTAGCAAATGCCAAGCAAATGCTAGCGAATCTCTAGCAAATGCTACAAATTCTCTGGCAAATGCTACAGATATTCTAGCAAATGCTAGCGAATCTCTAGCAAATGCTAAGCAAATGCCAGAGTCCAAAGAAAGTTCCCCAAACCCTTCAAAGAATATATATTCCGTTCCTACGGAACGGGAAGATAATATAAAATTATCTTCTCCTTCTAGCGCGCGCACGAGGAAATCGAAACCGAAGGAGTTTACCATCTGCCACAAGGGACGGCAAATATTCGAGAAGTATTACCAAGAACTCTATGACTCCGCCTATTATTGGCAACCCAAGGATGCAAAGGCTATGAACTCTATCCTAAAGAAGATTTCTTTTGCTAGAAGTCACAAAACAGTGCCGCTTCCGATAGATGACGAGAGCTTGCTTAAGGCATTGGAAGAGTTTCTGCGTCGTATCGACAAGACTTGGATAATGAACAATTTTTCGGTTAACAAAATTGATTCTCAATACAACGAGATAGTATCAGAAATGAAAAATCATAGACAAAACGTAACAGACAATGGAAACAATACAAAGACAGGATGGAAAGCTCCAGACCACAAAGACACATCAGCGTATCGGTCGGGGTTTGGAGTTGCCGTTGGAAAATAGAGAAGTCAAGAACTTTCTTTACTATGCCTACAAACGAGAGGTAGAGAAAAGAAAAAGAACGTTCGTCTTCACTGACGAGCTAAAGGAAGCAATATCGAAAGTCGGGGATTTTCTTACTATAGAGACAAACTTTTACGGGCTGTTTATGCCCGGCAGTATTGGAAACGGCAAGACTACAATGCTAAAGGCTATTCGAGATTTGCTAGTTCATCTTGTGGACTCAAACAAGATTAGCTATTGCGAGGGTGACAAATATCCGCGATTCGTCAAGGCTAGAGATATGGCTTACATGATTCACGAAGACATAAACGAGTTCAGAGCAATCATGAACACTAAGTTTCTCTTGATTGACGATTTGGGTGCTGAGCCAACGGAGATAGTCACTTACGGAATGCACTACAAGCCGTTTGACGAGTTGTTGGACTATCGCTATGAGCAGATGCTGCCCACGATTATAAGCTCAAACCTAACGGCCATTGACATCGGACAGAAGTACGATGACCCAAGAATTGTAGATAGAATGCACGAAATGTTTGATATTTTAAGTTTTGAGGAGGTATCGTTCAGATGAGTTTAGCACAATCACCATATCAGAATCAGCCATTAGTGAATGACACAAAGGCTGAGCAGTATGTTATCGGAAGTCTTCTTGTTGATCCTACCGCATACACTCTAGTAAGCCAGTATCTAGATGAAGACTGTTTTTACGACCCCATGTGTAGGGATATATGGAAGGCTGTTGATAATATGGGAAAGCAAGGTATGCCGATAGATGTCATATCAGTTTCTGCCGAGCTCAGTAAGCAGAAGTCGAATGTAACAGCATTGGACTTGATGAACATTTCGGCACAGATTGCATCATCTGCACATGTAGAATATCATGCCATCAGATTGCAGGACCTTGGTAGAAGAAGAAAACTCTGGGTTGTCGGGCAGCAGCTTTCCAAGGTTGGATTATCGGAAGAGATTCTGACCGCAGACGCCCACCAAGAGGCTATAGAGAGTATCGGAGGAGTATTTGAGAAAGCAGATGGAGTGTTCACGCTCGATGATGCAATGAATAGTCTAAACGAGATAATGGTTAAGAATGCCACCGTTGGAGGTGTCACGACAGGAACCAAGACCGGTATGGAGAGATTCGATGAAAAGGGAGGTCTGCAGAAGTCTGATTTGATTATCGTTGCCGGCGAAACTTCTCAGGGAAAGACGAGCCTCGCACTTTGCATGACAAGACACGCCATCGAGAACGGAGCAAAGGTTGCTTTCTACTCTATGGAAATGACGAAGGAGCAGCTTACGGCACGTCTGCTTTCTGCCAAGACGAACATCCCGGCCAACAATATCCTCTATTCGGGCAGTCTGGCGCCAAGCGAGATAAGGATGATTGATGATGCTAGAGGCAAGTTACCCGGAGAGAATTTATTCTTTGATGACAAGAGCACGTCAAATATAGATTCTATCCTTCTTTCCATCCGAATGCTTAAGATGCAGAAGGACATAGACGGAGCCGTAGTAGATTACTTGCAGATTCTTAACGTAAACTCCAGGAGTACAAGTTTCAGCCGTGAGCAGGCTATGGGTGATGCCGCACGAAGATTCAAGAACCTCGCAAAGGAACTGAACATATGGATCATCGCCCTAAGTCAGTTGTCTAGAGATAGTAACTGCCCGGAGCCGAATCTGAACCGACTGCGCGATAGTGGACAGATAGGAGAAGCTGCCGATGTTGTCATCCTAGTCTATCGAGCAGAGTATTACAACAGAGCGTACCCTGCCCCATTTGATAACAAGGACGATTATCCTACTGACGGAACGGCTATGATAGACGTTGCCAAGGGACGTAATATTGGAACGTTCAAATTCTTTATGGGATTCAACAAAAATACGACAAATTTTTTCAAGACGAATTTAATCAACGAAGATGTACAGGTTCCTTTCGAAAAGCCAGAAGAAGCAGATGCACCATTCTGATAATCAGATAGTTATAAAGTACTACGATTTAGTATTTTTAACTAAAATAATCATTGGTAAATTTGCATATATCAGAAAATTTTCGTACCTTTGCATATAGATAAAAGGTAGTACTTTTGACTATTCAGAGCCTACCTTATAAGTTGAACCAATTAAAATCATAAAGATTATGAATACAAAATTAAACTCGCTTAACGAAAAGCAGAGAAAGTTGTGGGCAATAATTCGAGAGGCATTGAATTATGAAGACACGGATGAGGACTTTTATGAATTTAAGGAAGAGGCTGAAGGTCTGCTTGCTGACGATGAGGAAGATTTCTATGTTACATACAATAGTATGGATGACTTTGATGCTTCTGATGTGATAGACCTCATTAACGAATAGTAATCATTAATAATTCGAAGGCTATGGAAGAATCTTTATCAGAGTACATGCTTCGCAGATTTTGTTCTGCTTATCCAACGGTTCCAATTACGCTTTCAAAAGTCAAGGCTTATCTTGACACAGTTGATGATTGGAGAGAGTTAGACGATAGCCATTTGGCGTTATTATACAATTTTAATCTTAAAAAATAGAAAGGGAATAATTATGAGAAATTCAAATTTCAATCTTATCAAGTCATTAGGCTACATTGTAGTTCTTATGTAAAGGAGGAGACGAGTATGAGTTTAATCGATGAAATCAGAGCAGCTAGAGTTTCTCAACTCACTGAGGAACACAAGGAAAAGCTTCTTGCTTATATCAAGAAGAACCTGATGCAAAATGATTACGCTTTAATCGGTGGCGCAGCACACTTTTCGTATGATTGGAAAATTCCAGACCCAGATAGCAAGGATTGGTGGAGAGACTGTTATGCTCCATACAAATTCCATCCAGCTATTACGGATTGGCTGACCAGTCTTGGCTTTACGTGCAGACGCTATTATAACAGAGGTGGTGTTGACCAGGGAATATGTGTAAGAATATAAACAAGTGTTGTGGCAACTGTGCATTGTTCCTTCACGAGGACATTTATGGATATGGATCTTGTGATTTTTCCGAGAACCCTCATTGTGGGGACAATGCTTGCCAAGCGTATAAATTAAACGAGTTATGAAATACGTAGATTATAAAGCCAAGCAACAAAAGGAGTTCAACAAGCTCCCGATGAAAGCTGCCTTTGGAGACAAACAGTTTAAGGAAATGATGGCTGAATGGGGCTTACCACAAGTAAGGAAGACCTGGAAAAGATATGTTCCATCGGTGCCGGTGCTTATTGCCTCAAAAAGGATTACCACTTATTTCTGGTATTCGGTGAGCGTTCCGTTAAGGAATCAGAGGAGTTTCTGAGCAGCGATGAGAATTTGGTGGATGCCTTGAAATATGAATTTGGCAATCATGAGTGTGGCCTTACCTTTGAGTTTGAAAATGGTATCATCGCTTTGGGATATACCGTTAAGGAGTTTCTTTCAGATGACAGAAAGAAGAAGCTTTTTGTAAAGGCACGTAAGGAATACATTAATAGTCTGGAGGGTTAATATGAATACAAAGAATTTTGGAAACGGATATGTAGGTATCAAGATCAACAGTATTTCAGAAATAATGAAATACAATGCTCTAAAAGAGCAATTTTCTATTTGGAACGAGTATGAAGGCACTTTTGATGATGATGTCGAGGTTACGGATGACGATGGAAACGTCACTGAACGAGAGCCGACAGAAAACGAGAAGATAGAGCGTTACCTGGAAGCTTTCAATAATGGAACCGTTTTATATGCAGTTTTCCAGCTGGATTGTGGACGAGTCTTTTCCGATTTAGCTACTACATATCAGAGCAAGTATGCTATCGGACAGCAGGTCTTCATTATGAGGGACAACAAAATTGTTTCGGGTAGAATTGTCCTTATATCTCTTTCAGACTATGAAGATGACAAAAAGCTTTATGTTGATTATCATTCTAGAGATATAGGTGAAAGAATATACAATATAGTGAGTACAAATTTGTGCCCTACAAGCTATCGAAATTATTATTCTTTCAGTGAGCGCGACCGTATAGAAAGATGTCTCAAAGCAGCACTAAATAATAATTATGTTATCCTAGATATAGACAGAAACTATGTAAGTAAAAGGCTTGGAGATATATTCTCTTCAAAAGAAGAACTTGTCAAACATTTAATGGAACAATAATTATGAACGTTATAAGAGTGACAGGAAATACAAAGAACAGAATAGATGCCATCTTTACGGGCAGCAAGTATCTGTTCTTCAGCCCGGACTTTGGGCTCGTTGCCATTGCAACGAGAATATCAATGGATGAGAACTGCTCTTACTTCAATGTTGAGCTGACAGAACAAATTAAACCTAAGTTGATCTACAAGGTTGTTGAAAAGGAAGAAGCTTCCATTAAACGTATCTGCCAATTCAACTGCATCAATTTAGGAGAAATGCCACAGCATACTCTTCCATACGTGATAGACTTAACATTGGAAAGGAGATAGCTATGGTTGTAAAGGAAATGGTTCAGTACAAAAGAACTGCTGATATGGAAGAACTCTATCTGATGCTCAATAATGATTCAGTCGCCTACGACCTTTGGCACGATGCTGCAGAAAAGTACGCCCTGAAGATGGTAAATGGCGAGGCGGTAATGATGGAGAATGTCGCCCATGTGATGATTGCAAGAATCATCCAGTCATGTGACAGACTGATAAACTGGCGCAGAAAGATGATTACTGATGCCCTGGATATTACCAAAGAGCAGAAGGAGATTGTCGCATGGCAGTGGTTCTACAATAGCATGATGGATTTATATACTTATTATAAAGGTAGGCAAAAGTAAGGTTTAACATAACGGGTAGTAAGGACACCCACAAGTTAGATACCTTATTCTTATCTGGCAGCCGGAAAGACGGCAGCCTACCTTCCAATAAAAATATACAATTATGAAGAATATTTATCATATACATCAGTCTTCCAATTCCTATTGGGATAGCCGTTGGACTGACACAGACTATTATCTTTGCGATAGCGAGGAAGAGTACCAGCAGAAGCTGGCAGAATATACCGAGAAGCGTAAGCAAATCGAGAAGGAGTTCAAGGAGAACCCAACGGAACTTAGCAAGAGTCGCGCACTATTCTTGCAGCTCAGCAAGGAACAGAAGGTGCATGCCAGCGAATACTACTACGGTCATGAATGGTGCGGTAAGGAGTTCGATGCTTTCGGTTTCTGCTGGAGTGAGAGGTTGGAGAGAAGCACGCATTACAAGTACTTCTTGAAGCCTGGGTCTGTAACAAATGAAAGCGTAAGTTCTGCCGTTGGCAGATTTACAGGATATGGAAGTTAAACTTAATAAGATTGGAGGTGAAACATGTAGAATTAAGTAAAAATCATCGTTAATCAATGGTCGGGATTAAATAACAAACAATGTTTGATATTCTTTATTTTGCGACAGCTCGGAAAGACGGCACCCGACCTTTAAATTTAAAATAATATGGAAATAGAAGAATTAATAAAAATAGCAGAGTCTGATTCCTGGACTGTCACCGAAGAGGAATACACGAATGGGAAAGGATTGCTCTTTTCAAGACGTTCACCTGCAGGTCAAGACTTCTCGATATCAACCGGACCATTTGAAAGTGCGGAAGAATTGATCAACAGCATCCACCAGCGTTACGTAGAATTTGATGCTGACAGTGAAACATATTTATGGTTAGACAACGAGGGCCATGGAAAGAACGGAGCACCATATCGCATGAGGGATGTGCTGGAAGACATGGAGGCTTGCGAGAAAATGATTTACGACTTATTTATTTGTTATCGGGACGCTTATGAAAAGAAGTGAATTATTTATGGCTTGCGCCAATGAGTACAGTTACAGATGCAATTCTGATTGCGACAACTGTCAGTTATACCTTCGTTACTTAAAAGAAAAGGAGGATTGATTATGAAAGGGAAAGATATTATCGTAGTTAGCAGTTTTGGTGTACAAGCGTACTATCCTATTGGGCAGAAGCTTAGTATAAATGGGAGAACTTGCGTAGTAGCGAAAAGTGGAGATTGCGTTAATTGCGCTGTTTGTGTACCTAACGTTCCGCTCCGCGACCAAGAAGTGACATGTGCGAACTTAGCTTGTACGGCTGGCGACAGAAAGGATAGAACTAGTGTTCATTTTAAAGAGATTTTATTATGACGGTATATTTAATTTATAAAGATGATGCCTGGCATTCTAAAGGAAGCGGCGAATTACTTAGAGTAGCTGATGACCTTCAGAAATGCTACGCAACAGCCGAGGCTAACGGAGCTTCGGAAGAGCAACTTAAAGATTTGCGCAATATCGGACAAAGTCAATGTAGTGGTAAAAGCTACGAGTTTAATATTGAAACATGGGAGGTAACATAATATGAAATATGATGTTTGCATTCAAGAAACTTTGAGTAAGACAATAACCGTAGAGGCAGAATCAAATACGGATGCTTGCTCCATGATTAGAGAAAAGGTTAAGAATGGTGAGATTGTCCTTTCTGCCGACGATTACACCGGTTGTAGAATTATAACGGCACAGAAAGCGTATGGAAGTGAAGACAACGAAGACTGAGTTCAGAGAACTGCTTAGTGTTCTAGAAAAAGCAGCAGCTTTTATTAATGAAAAATCCACAAGGCCCAAAGACTTTGATTTGGCTAGAAGATTAATAAGGTCAAAGGCTTTGCTAGCGAAAAGGAATGGCAGTCTTCAAGGAGAAAGCGGCGATAGTCATTAACGGCATCGTGTACGTAGCGGAACCAATGGATGATTGCGAGGATTGTGCGTTTTGTACGGGCTTGGCACAATGCAGCGTAGATTTCATTTGCATCTCTATGAGAGAAGCATTCCGTAAGGGTTTTAGAGACAAGCCTATAGGTTTCAAAAAATGGAAAGGTTATGAAAGGATCAGAAACATTCAAGAAGGTAATCAAGGCATATCTTGACAAGCGTGCAGCAGAGGATGAATTGTTCGCAAAGGATTACGCCAAGCCTGGCAAGAATATCGATGATTGCTGCGACTTTATTATCTCAGAGGTCAAGAAATCCGGAAGACAGGGGTTTGACGATGATGAGATTTATGGAATTGCAATTCACTATTATAATGAAGAAGAAGTTTCATTCACCAAGAATCAGAATTGCACCATTGTTACAAATCTCTCAGACCAGACCAAGGAGAATCTGGAGAAGAAGGCTGAGGAGGAGTTCAAGCAAGCCAAAATCATCGAACTCCAGAAGAAGGAGTCCGATGAGAAGGAGCGCTTGAAGAAGAAAGCCGAGGCTCAGAGAAAGAAAGATGCTGAGATTGGTCAGTTGAGTTTGTTTGATTTTTAATATGTGAGTTATGAAGCCAAGAAACAAGACAGAACGTGAAGTTGTAAAACTCTCGGACAGAATTCCGGAGTTATCAGACAAGCAACGTGAGTGGGCCATCAAGACTTGCATCTCTGAAGATGATGCTTACAAGTATGGTGACAGATTTTCAAGAGGGTGTTTCTATCTAGTATGCACATTCAAGGGATGGCAGGTCCTCAGATACTTTCAGGTAAGAGCGAAGTTCCGGTTCCACAAGATGATTAAGGAGAAGATTTACTTCAAGGAGTGTATGCAGCAATGGTTGAAAGATGGGGAATATGTTTTCCTTGCCAGGCAGCGAACCAGCGGATATATAGAAGATGCTTTTTCTGCTTTCGGAAAGTTGGAAGTAAGAACGCATACTGTATGGAGTTTCTTGGGTGATCCTCGTGATATTGGATTCGATGGAGTATATTACGCTTCAGTCCAAGGCAAGTATAAATATGCTCTCAGAGACTTCGGGGAAAAGATTCTGTGTGACGAAATCTTCCGTTCCGTCAATGCTAACCCATACAATGAAACTCTCATGAGACGTGATATTGATATGTGGAAGGTGTGTAAGTACCATGAAGCTGTCTTCGACAGAGAAAAAATGTCTGCCGTCAAGATTGTTGTCAGACACGGAAAGGCTTCTTATATTTACGATAGCTTGTGGTGGGATATGCTCGACAGTATTATGTATCTTAAGAAAGATGTACGTAACCCTTCTATAGTTTGCCCGGAGAATCTTCGTGAGGCGCACGACAAGTGGCTAAAGGCAGCAGACAACAAGAAAAAGAAAATGGAGGACAGAATGACTAAGCTGCGTTTGATTGCGGAAGAGAAAATGCAACTCAGATATCTGGAGCAAGCTGCTAAAGCCGAAGAGGAGAATAAGAAAAAGGCAGAAGCAATGGCTAATGTATATGTTGACAGAAGAAAGCAGTTCTTTGACATTGACATAAAGGATGGCGCCATAGACATACAGGTTCTTAAGTCCGTCCAGGAGTTCTTTGAAGAGGGCAAGGAAATGGGGCACTGTGTATTTAGGAATGGTTATTACGATGTGAACAGAAAGCCGAACTGCCTCATACTTTCTGCCAAGGTAAACGGGCAGCGTATGGAGACAATCGAGGTAAACTTAGCCGATGTTACCGTTGTTCAATGCCAGGGCCACGGAAACATCAATTCCGCTTTTCACGATACCATTCTGAAGCTTATCAAAGATAATCTGTGACAGATAGAATCCAGGCTCCCAAACAGGGCTAGTAGAACGGCGTAATTTTTAGTATTTTTGGCTAAAATTTCCGTTTGATATATTTGCATATATCGGGATTTTTTCGTACCTTTGCGTATGAGAAGAGCCTATTTTGCGGTGTTTTTGACTATCCAAGCCGCATATATGCACAATTTTATGTTAAAATATAGTTAATTTTAGATTTTAGGTATTTAATCATTAAATATTTTATTAAATTTGCAGCGATGGAATACGATTACAGTAAGCTCAGAGAGTTCATCAAGCGTTGTAAGTGGCAATGGGCCACTTCAATGATAGACGTTCCTCATGAGTACATTCACAGAGACAAGTGCGCATTGACAAACGACGAGTTCTATTACTTCGTCAGCGCACAGCGAGACAATGGAGTCCATGAAAGATGGGGGAAGTATAATTTCCCTTACCTTTACATTGATGGTTACAAGTATTGGACGATGGGTGACCCATTCGAGACTACTTGGATTTTGAACAGACAGAAGGTTTTCAACGAGTTCGACTTCCTGGAGTGGCCGGTACCGCGAATCTATTCGAATCAGGAAATGGACGTGATGGCAAAATCTATCATGTTCACGTTCAAGGACAGAAGATTTTTCGAGGCAGGCATCGGAAACGGAGACTTCGTCGCTTTCACCAAGATAAAGCCGGAAATGTATTATGGAGTTGATCCTAGCAAGAAAGCAATCAAGCAGTTCAGGGAGAAGACCTCTGGTTTTTTCCGAAGATGTTCTACTATTTCTTTTGAGGAGGCGATAAAGAAATGGATGTCGGCAGACAGCGTTGTGGTTGCTCTTTTCGGTACCGCTTCCTATTTCATGCCTCAGTATCTCCGCAAACTGGGCGAGAGTGGTTTGGATTATTGCCTTATGTTCTACAAGGATGACTACACCCCTGCAGAGTTCGAGGAAATGCACCATTTCACCTATGACAGAATGCAGTTGAAATCGATGTTCCCGAATTGTAACATATACAATCACAAGAATTTCGTAACCATTTCAAGTAAAAAAATCACCTGGCAACAGGCAACAGTAGAAAATGAATTATTCCCAGTATGATAAAATAGCAAGTAAGTACGACACTTTGTTTCGTGATGAAATGAGTCTCGTTGAGAACCGTGAGGTGGGGCAAATGCTCCCACCTCTCAGCGGTTCAATCCTAGACATCGGATGTGGTACCGGCTTGCTGACAGAGATTGCAGAAATCGACCCAAAGGAATATCTAGGAATTGATCCTAGTAAAGGAATGTTGGAGCAGTTCACTAACAAATACCCAGCCTATAAGGATAGGGTTGTATGTGAGCCTTTCGACGGAAAGAGTTTAGATTGCAGGAATTTCGACAATATCGTAGCATTGTTCGGTTCCCCATCTTATCTTTCCCGTTATGCCGTTCTGGCAATATCGCAGTGCAAGGCTCGCAAGTTCTTGATGTTCTACAAGGAGAAATATCATCCGGTCACTTATGAGAAGTGTTATGTGGAGTTCAGACATTTTTTCTATTCAAAGAAGGTTCTGTGCAGTCTTTTTGGTGAAGAAAACGTATCAGAGTATCACAATTATTTAATAGTAAATTGCGTATGACATCACAGAAAGGTTTGCGTTATGATGGCAGTATTGACAAATACCCCATCACAGAAGGCGAGATTTACAGTTTAGGCAATGGTAGCAAGATTACCATTGCCGATATTACTTTGGGGCTTCCGGAGTTTTCAAAGAATGCCGATTGTGTATTCATCGACCCGGCAGGAAGTAAAGGTGTCCTCAAAGCGTATTATACCAAGGCGGAGAAGCAATGCCCGGTTGATAATTTTGACGAGTTCGTTGCTCACATCAAGAGGTGCATCGAGCAGATTAATCCGGACAGACTATTCGTCGAGTGCTTCTACAGAAATAAGAAACAGTTGGTTCCTATGGTAGAATCGCTGTTCCCTCATGTAAAAATCTACGAGAACACCTATTATCATAAGCCAGATTGCAAGTGCTGGATTATCCAAGGCACCAAGCAGGCAGAAGACTGGGGACTCCAGGGAATGGATGAATGGGATGCGGTGTTCAAGATTTGTAAGGATGTTCCGTTCTGCTCTATCACAGACTTCTTCATGGGTCAAGGACTTGTTGCCCAAGCAGCCTATGCCGCAGGTAAGGTTTTCTATGGTAGCGATATGAACAGAAACCGTTTGGCTGTAGCCATAAGCAAGGTAGCCAAGCGAGGTGGAGAATGGACAGTAACTAAATAATTACGCATATGATTAAACTCTCTCAGATTATCATCCTCAACGTTCCGAAGCGAGAACGTGAGGGCAAATACCTTAAGAAGTTGATAGAGACCAGCACGAAGCCTTATGGTATTCCTGTCAGTATCTCTATGGACCGAGGTAAGGGTCTTTGGGACAATTATTCCCAAGCGTTGACGCAAGAGGTAGCGGAAGGAACCCATCGCATGATTATCCACGATGACATTACCTTTGACCGCAACATTCTTGCCAAGATTTTACATATTCTCTCTTTTGCTCCAGAAAACAATGTTATCAGTTTCTACAATCCTACAAATGGTGACTATACTGATTGTTACGCAAAGGGCAAGCACGTTATTTCTACAAAGACTAATTTCTGGCTGCAGGCTAGCGTATATCCAAATGACCTAGCCAATGACTTTGTTGAAACTTCAAACAAGATGACGGATGATCAGACACGTTATGATGATTCGCGCCTTAAGGCATACCTTCAGGCAAAGGGTATCGACCTTTACGCTATCGTTCCCGGTCTGGTTCAGCATTTCGGTGCATACAGAAGCACGTTCAATAATCCAGGCGCCGTAGGTGGCATTCCTCGAAACAGCAAGACCTACGACAACCAGTTTGATGTAGAGTCTGTAGATTGGGAGAGTGAGTTCAAAAATCCTTATTTGGCTAAGTCAAGCAAGGATTGGGTTAAGGAAATCGTAAACAAGGAATTTCTCGATGAATACAAAAAACTCTAAGGAAAATCTAGCCTTGAAATTGGCAAAGGACAATATCGAGGTTGAGCAGGTGAAGCCGCTGCATATTGAATACGTTAAGGTTGATGACATTTATCCGAATGACTATAACCCTAACACGCATGATGCAGACAGCTTCGACCTTCTCATCAAATCGTTGCTATATTTCGGATTTACTCAGCCTATCGTTGTCAACCGCTCGACGATGCAGATTGTGGACGGAGAGAACAGATACCGCGCCGCCTGCGTTATCGGATATGAGATGGTTCCTGTATGCTTCGTTGACTTCGACGAAGAGAAGTTGAGATATGCAACAATCATGCACAATGCCGCTCGCGGCCACAACAATAATGAAATGATGGGTAGGCTTAAGAATTACCTTGACACCCATTTCAGTAATTCCAGCGACAAGGTATTATTAAACAATAGAAAGAAATGATATTTTACAGTGACAAAAACGTTTATGAGGCAGCTCTTGAAAGATTCAGATACATCTTTCGGGAGTTTTATGGTAAGCGTAAGATTGTCGTGACGATGTCGGGAGGAAAGGACTCTACCGTGGTTCTCAACCTTGCGCACGAGGTTATGAAGGAGATGGGAATTGAAAAGATTCCCGTCCTCTTCCTAGACCAAGAGGCAGAGACTCCAATGACTATCGAGTACATACGATACATCATGCACTTGCCGTGGGTTGAGCCATATTGGATTCAGTCATACTTCCAAGAATGGAATGCCTCAAAGGGAGAATGGTTCAATGTATGGGGGCCAGGAGAAAAGTGGATTCGTGAGAAGGAACCAGATTCATATGGTGATTTGGAGATTCCGCACAATCAGTATTTCTCCAAGACCCTTGATCAGGTACACAGAATGCTCTTCGGCAAAGACTATCTAACTTTAGGTGGTGTCCGTATCGAGGAGTCGCCGGCACGATTGTCGGGTCTTACTAGAGGCGAGTGCCTTCCAGGTATTACGTGGGGAGGTGGTGGCGGATATTATAAAGACGGCACACCGAGAAGTCTGGTACTCTACCCTATTTGGGATTGGAAGGTTTATGATGTATGGTATTACATCTTCAGCAACAAGCTTCCGTACTGTAAGCTCTATAACTATCAGTTCACGCAGAAGCCACTCAGAGCGTGCCGAGTTAGTTCCCTCATTCATGAGCAGGCTATCCACGACTTAGGTTTCATTAAGGAAGTGGATCCATGGTTCTACGACAAGCTGGTGCGAAGAGTGGCAAACGTCAATACATCTGTACACGTTTTTAACGAAGTGGCAACATACTGCTACAACTTGCCACCTTATTTCAAGGATTGGGATGAATACGTTGATTATCTCGCAGACAATCTTTGTGAAGACAAGAAGAATGCGGAGACTATCAAGAAAGGCTACCGTTCCGCCAAGAAGAGAAATGTAGCTAAAGCCGGTCATTGCCAGGAGTGCATTGATTACGTAATACATCAGATTGGTTATACCAGCGCTGTCTGCGTCATTGCGGAAGATTTCGGAATGAAGCGCATTCAGAGCGTAGAGCGTTCTTTGCGTCAGTATTTGAGCGACAATTATGTTAAAATAGAAAAAGCTAATAAGGAATATGAATCTTCAAGAGAACATCAAGAAGGAGTTTGATGCTGCCAAGGATAAGGTGCAGTTTTTGAACGACCTCAGAAAGTATATCAGTTCCTTATCTCCAGAGAAAGTCAACCCTGTAGATTGCGTGCTTTGGGTTGACAAGGATATGGTTGTAGCCAACAACTACAACCCTAACCATGTGGCAGATAAGGAAATGCGCCTTCTCTATACATCCGTGAGGGAAGACGGTTACACAATGCCTATCGTTACCATTTGGGACGAGAAGCTGCAGAAGTATGTAATCATCGACGGTTTCCACAGAAACCTCGTTATCCGCAAGTTTGCGGACATCAATGAGCGATGTGGCGGAAAGCTGCCGATTGTAGTCCTAGACAAGGACATCGACCAGCGTATGGCATCAACAGTAAGACACAACCGTGCCCGTGGAAGCCATTCTGTTGATGGAATGGTCAATATCGTTTTCAATATGCTCAGAGATGGTGTTTCGGAGCGTGAGATTTGCGAAAAGGTAGGTCTGGAACAGAAAGAGCTTGTAAAGCTTAAGTATGTAACCGGCTTTGCCAAGATTTTCAAGAACTATAAGTATAATGCGGCTATCGAAAAGGTTGTCGACGAAAGACGCGTAGCAAGAGAGACAGCCAAGAAGAAGGAGGATAAGAAATGAAAGTAAAGTCAGTTAAGCTCAGTGAAATCTTTCCTTACTATGACAACCCTCGTGACAACACGAATGCGGTTGAGCCTACCAAGGAGAGTATCAAGCGTTTTGGATTCGTTAAGCCTATCCTTGTTGATAAGGCAGGTGTAATCATTGCCGGTCACACAAGATACGTGGCCGCTTACCAGTTGGGTATGGAGTTCGTTCCTGTCGTTTACTCGGATATGGACGACGAAATGGCAAAGAAGTACCGCATTCTCGATAACAAGCTGGCAGAGAAGTCTTCTTTTGATGAAGACCAGCTTTTGGAGGAATTGCGCAATATGGAGGTTCCTACCGATATGCAGGCATTCTTCTTTGAGGATATCAACCAGATGCTCAACTTCTCCCTCGACAGCATCAACCAGCAGGCAGAAGAGTATGGTGGCTTCCAAGATGACTATTCTCAGGTGGAAGAGGAGAACTTCGAGGCTCCATCAAATGAAGAGGCTGGTGAAAGCGAGGAAGCTCCTTCGGATGAGGAGGAAGACCCTGCCAAGGATTTGTTCGTTCTCAAAGAGCGCGAGGACGGTTCACATTATATGAAGGTCGTTTGCCCATATTGCGGAAATATGGAAACAATAGAAATTGAGGATTAACAGGTATGGAAGAGATTAAGATTAATGACAAGGTAATTGAGTTACCTATTGACAGTATCGTGCCTCATGACGGTTCGCACAAGACCGACGAGACGGCAGTGCAGGCAATCATGCAGTCCATCAAGGATTTCGGCATCACTCAGCCTATTTCCGTTGATAAGAACAACGTGATTGTAACCGGTAACGGTGTGTATAAGGCTGCTAAGGCATTGGGAATGGATAAGGTTCCATGCATCCGTGTTGACTATCTGACTGATGAGCAGATTAAGCAGTATAGAATCGCTGATGACAAGACGTCCGAGTTTGCCACTTGGAACGAGAAGAAGCTTCGCAAGGAGCTCTCCTATCTCGGTGATCCTAACAGCATTCAGTTTGCTTTCGATGAGAGCATTGCCGGTATGCTTGGACTCAACGCTAAGCCAAAGGAACAGAAGCCTGCGGCCGCTCCTTCCAAGGCTGAGACTAACCATACGGCTAAGAAGGTCGTAACGGAATCCCAGAAGGACCAGAAGTTCAAGGAGGAAATGAAGGGCGTTGAGGAGAATATCCAGGTCAAGCCTTCAGAGTATTATGAGTATAATTGTTCCGCTTGCGGTAAACTAGTAAAAGTTAAGAAGCCATGACAGATGAATCATCACAGCCGAAAGTAAAGTCTTTCGTACATAGAATCCCCAATCCTGTTGGAAGACCATACAAGATTAAGTCTTCTCAGGAATTATGGGATAAGTTTGTAGCTTACTGTGATGATGTTGAAAATGACCCTTGGCAGCAAAAGACTGGTAGCAACTCCATTGCAGGTGGCAGCGGAAAATCCACAAATTCCATGAGACAAGAGGTAAGGGTTTTCAGAAGAGCCTATACCCTTGTCGGATTTTGTGCTTTCTGTGGCATTGTTCAGAAATGGGCGGATTTCAAGAGAGGTAATCTTAAGAGACCAGGCTTTGAGCAGGTGATAACACAGATTGAAAATGTCGTGATGGCCCAGCAGATTGATGGCGCCATGCTTCATCAGTTTGATTCCAGCATTGTTGCAAGGCTCAACGGATTGGCAGATAAGCATATTCAAGAAGTAACCGGCAAGGATGGTGAGGACTTCAAGTTCCCTAAGCTGTCCTTGGATGATATTAAAGAATTACAGAAGATAAATGGACTTTGAGAAACAACGTTTTCTTCATAAGCAGTTAGTGGCATCGTCCCTGCTGCAATTCACTACTAAGATGTTCGCCTATACTGCTCGACGTGAGTATGTTATAGGCGAACATCACAGGATTATATGTGATGCGCTCATGGATGTGATAAGGGGAAAGACTAACAAGCTGATTATCAACATCAGCCCTCGTTACGGAAAGACCCTCTTGTGTTCACAGATGTTTATCGCATATGGTCTTGCGCTGAACCCTGCTTCAAAGTTTCTTCATATATCTTATTCCGGAAGTCTCGTCCAGGACAATTCTATGGCAGTCAAGGACACGATAACTTCCACATATTTTCAAACACTATTTCCGAATGTCAAAATCAGAAAGAACGATAACACAAGATCAAAATGGAGCACAACGGCAGGTGGTGGTGAGTATGCTACATCTACCTTGGGTCAGATCACAGGTTTTGGTGCAGGTCAGCCAGACTGGACCGAAGAAGACATAAAGAACATGGATAAGTTCATGGCTACGTTCAACCCCGGTCACTTTTCGGGAGCCATAGTTATCGATGACCCTTTACGACCGGACGATGCTTTGTCCGATAACGTCAGAGAGTCTATCAACAGACGTTTCGAGACAACCATCCGTAACCGTGTAAACTCACGTCATACGCCAATTATCATCGTCATGCAGAGGTTGCATGAGCACGACTTGTGCGGTTACCTTCAAGAGATTGAGCCAAATGAGTGGAAGGTTGTTTCCCTCCCGGTAATACAAACAGACGAGGACGGAAAGGAGCGAGCCTTGTGGCCGTGGAAGCATACGCTGGAGGAACTGTATAAAATCAAGCATGCCAGCGAGTTCGTTTTCGAGACACAGTACATGCAGAACCCGACCCCTATGGAAGGTCTTATGTACCATGCCTTCAGAACATACGATGAGCTGCCGGACAGAAGGTATGCAAGAATGATTGGCAACTACACCGACTCGGCAGATACCGGTTTCGACTTTCTTTGCTCTATATGCTTCGATGCACACGATGACGGCTACTATGTTACCGATGTTCTATACACCAAGCGACCGATGGAATACACGGAACCAGCGCAAGCCAATATGGTTAAGCGCAATCAGACAGACGTGTGTTTCGTCGAGAGTAATAACGGTGGCCGCTCTTACGCCCGCAATGTCGAGCGCATAACTAGGGAACACGGAAACAGAATCACTCAGTTCGTAACGTTCACGCAATCGAAGAACAAACAGATTAGAATCTTCACTCGCTCCAGCGAGGTAAACAATAAACTAGTCTTCCCCTCTAATTGGGAACAGTTGTGGCCGGAGTTCGCCCATGATATGAAATCCTACAGAAAGGAAGGATGTAACGCCCACGATGATGCACCGGACGTTTGTACGGGCATCATAGAGAAGTGCGAGGAGTGGCTTAACAATGCTACCGATGCACAGCTCAGACGTGGCGGTTTCTTGTAATTTCTTTTTTTACTATGTTAATTAGGCGTTTGCTCGTGAGAGTAGGCGCCTTAACTATTTAGAAATCAGCGTATTAAATTTTAGTATTTTTAACTAAAATAATCGTTAGTATATTTGCATATATCAGAAAATTTTCGTACCTTTGCATATAGATAAGAGATAGTACTTTTGGTTATCCAGAGCCTACCTTATAAGTTGAACCAATTAAAATTATAAAGATTATGAAGAATTTAGTTTACGCTCGCTTTGAGGCAATGACAGTTGATGAGATTTCAGAGCTTATGAGAATAGCATCTGAAAAGATGGCAATCAAGGTGTCTTCAGCTACACCTACATTGTTCCGAGTTTCAGCATATGGCATCTTTGATGGAGATGCAGAGGACTGGGGCTTCGAGAGTGCAGACTGCGGAATGTTCCAGGGAGAAGAGGTGTTCGAGGCAACCAAGAAGTTGTACGAGACTAAAATCGCATACCCTGTTGATGATTAGCAGGCAAACCAATCGTTGAACCAATTAAAAATAAAGATTATGGGTACTTTGTTAGTTACATTCTACAAGGAAGTGTTTCAGGGTATGGATGACAAGACCTTAGAAAAGGTTGAGTTCGAACATAAGAAGGACGCGAGCAAGAGTGATTATGAGAACATGACAGACGCTTACGACATTGCGGTAAGCAGAGGCCACAATCCTAATAAGAACATTTCAATAAAGGAGGTTTAGCTATGGACGGTATTTTTGAGACAAAGCTTCTTAAATATAAGAAGCACATCATCCAGGTTTTTGAGGATATGTTCGGTCAGAGATACGTCTATATCGACGGCAAGACGCAGACTTATTCTGTTAACAATGCAAAGAGAATGATTAGCCTATGTTGTCAACAGTAATATTCACGGATGGCGCCCAGAAGAATGTGGAGCCATCCAACGGAACGGATTTCTCATTGGAGGAGTTGAGAGGATTTGTTGGTGGACACATCGAGTTGGTCCGACTCAGCAAGTCGCAGGTGATGGTTGTTAATGAGGAAGGCAAGGTTTACGACCTTCCTCAGAACGAGAACGCCACGATGCTTGTGAATATTGCAGGTATCAGAGACGTTATAGTAGGTAATGTATTAGTTTGTGACATCAATAAAATCAAGTAATATGGATAAGAATGATTTGATGAAGTACCTCGTAGAAGAGGCAGAGTATAGTGAGAGTGAAGTAGCCGAAATGACTAACACGGAGTTGCTGGATCATTGGCTGGAGTACAACGGAATTTGCGGTTACACAGAGGACATCAAGGATGTTATTGAAGCTGCTTTTGATGTAGATTTGGAGGACTAGCCATGTACAAAGAGAATATAGGAACAGACAGATATGGGCGCACAATGCGCCTATATCACTCCTGTAACACGGTCTATTGCGACCACGTCAAGAACGATAAGGTTGTCAGGACAAATCAGATTAAGGTAGATAACGACATCATCTTAATGTTCAGTGCTTCGCATACGAGCGGAGCCTACATTTACGATGAGATTCATAGAAGATACGGGAAATGGCTATGAAAAAGATTATCACCATTGAAGTAGAAAGCTCTAGTGTAGAGTGCTACAGTAGCTTCTATACGGACCTGGAGTCTTTCGTCACGCACAGAGTGAATGGTACTCCATTGAGAATTAAAATAACCTCAGATATTAAGTAGCGTATGAAACCAATGTTAGCAACAAGATATTATCCGTCACAGACGAAGTTTCCTTGCTTCGCCCAGCCTAAGTACGATGGAGTTCGTTGCATCCTTCATGAAGGAGAAGACGGAGAGATTCACCTCACATCGAGAGGCGGTAAGGAATACGATGTTCCTCAGATTAAGGCTTGGGGAGAGAAACACCGCGGTATGCTTCCTTTGGATGGGGAGATATACAACCATCAGGAATTGACCTTCCAGCAGATATGTTCTGCCGTCAAGTGCCGTTCTGCTATGACCGACAAGCTACGCATGGTTATCTACGATGCACAGATTCCGGGAAGCTTTTCTGCCAGATGGAAAGTTCTGCAGGAGGAGTTTGATTCCATTGATCCAAACGGACCGGTGTACCTTACGCAGACTTTCGTTGCTCATTCAGAGAAGGACATCAAGCGATGGCACAAGATATTCGTTTCCACCGGTTACGAGGGTGCCATTATCAGAAATGCAGATGGAACATATACCGAGGGCAGAAGCAATGACCTTATGAAGCTGAAATCGTTCGATACGACGGAGTTCAAGGTGGTCGATGTTTTGGAAGCGGAGGGCAATGATGCAGGTACCGCGATATTCAAACTGAAGTGTGGAGAGTACGAGTTCTGTGCCCGCCCAGTAGGTTCAAAGTCACTCAGAGCCCAATATTTAGCCGATAAGGACGAGTTGATAGGTATGGCGGCGACTGTTCAGCATCAAGGGTATTCTGACGCTGGAGTGCCGAGATTCCCGGTATTGTTGAACATTAGGGATTACGAGTAATGGCAGCACTGAATATTAACGAGTATTACGGCTGCTTCTCTTGCGAGGCTGCTGACGAGCACGGAAATGGTTGCAGGCACGGTCTGCTGTTCCCGGTACTGCTTGTGATGGGAAACAAGAGAAGCTGCCCAAACTATAAATTCAAGAAGAAATAACTATGGAAGTAAAGGTTAAGATTAAGAGAAATTACAAGCCAAAGTCAACTCTTGCAGTTCTCATTAACTATAAGAGAGGGCTGCAGAGATTGGTAAAATTCATATACCCGGATGATTGGGATATCGACCAGCTCGATTTTCACATCAATTTACACAGCGAGTTCAATGTAAGAAATGTGCGTTTTTCAGAGGACATCAGCATGATGCGTATGAAAGATAACCTGGAGAATATTAAGAAGTTGGGATATCGCGTCATCAGTTTGACACAGACGTATGGGTACATCTTAAGAAAGGATGGTAAGTTCCTGTCGTACAGCCTTGCTAGATACTCCTATGAGGGAGGCATCAACTTTATCTATAATTACAAGCCGTCGAGAAGTCAGGGAATGGGTTCCGTCCAGGGAGACCATGAGTTCGGATATCACGAGTTCTCCAATGAAATGATTGACAAGATGATGGACCACCCGAAGCTTTACGGTAAGGTCGAGCACTACAAAGACTTTAATGAGTACTGTCTGCTGAATGCAGGGCGAGAAAAGGCACTCAAAAAAATAATCTGATTTTTTTCTGGTTCAACACAATAAAGTACCATATGATGCGTTATTAATCTGACAGACGGATTATTAACTAAAGCTTAGCTACCGGCATGACGGGCGCATCATATGGGAAATAGAAAATTTGTTCCACAGGTAGGAAACCATCTTGGAACTATCTCGAACATTTTAGCTGTTGTTTCATTTATAGCCATAATAGTTTCAATTATAACTTGGATAAACGCCTTGAATACTTCTGGCGGTTATGGATATGAAAGTTCAAGTATTAGTGGTGTACAGGCATTTGGCTACGTTATTGACTCATTGCTTTGCCTGGTAGGTTCTTTTGTACTCAGAGGATTCTCGTTTATCGTGAAAGCAGCTGTACGCTATCTTGATGAGAAAGGTGAGTTTGATGAAAAGTAGAATGTAATTGCTATGTCATCAAAGCTTATAGTAGATCAAAAGAACGTAAAGTATCTTTTTCAAGATAAAAAAGCTACGTTCTTGATTCCTGATTATCAGCGTCCGTATGCTTGGGGAGAAGACGAATGTAAGGTCTTATGGGAAGACTTATTTTCCTTTTCATTCCCGAATAACAACTGCGACAGCTTCGATTCTTCAGAGAGTTACTTTCTCGGTCCTATAGTAACATTCCGTAATGACGAAGGGAAACTTGAAATCATTGACGGTCAGCAGCGTCTTACGACCTTGCTTCTCTTACTGCGAGCTTTCTACAATCGCCTGGAGCACATGAAAGACAATCGTTCAATCAAGATGCGAGAGGACATAGAAAAGTGCATTTGGAGAGCAAATGAGTTCGGAGAGTATGATCCAAACGACTTGAAGATAAATTCGGAGGTTGCAACTGATAACGACAAGGAAGAGTTTATGGATATACTCCGGAAAGGAACATCAGAAGGGAAAAGCCGGTATGCTGCCAACTTCAGATACTTTCAAGACAAGATAGGAAAATTCATTGAAGAATATCCTTCTTTCTTTGCATTATATCCAGCTCGCATACTCAATAACTGTGTGCTACTTCCAATAGAGGCAGAATCGCAAGATACTGCTCTTAGGATATTCTCGACGCTTAATGATAGAGGTAAGCCATTGTCTGACTCAGACATCTTCAAGGCACAGCTCTATAAGTTCTACTCATCCATCGGAAAGAAGGAAGAGTTTATCACTACATGGAAAGAGCTTGACGAACTCGTTACAAAAATATTCCATCCATATCGTGGAACACCTTTGGATGAGTTGTTTACACGCTATATGTACTACGAGAGGGCATTGCTGACGAATCGTAGTTCTATGACAGAAGGACTTCGTAAGTTCTATGAGAAAGATGGATATGTTCTACTTCGACGAGAACAGACTTTAGAGAATCTAGTCTTGCTTGCGGACTTCTGGAAAGATGTATATTCTCAGAACGAAGACCGTTTTTCCGTGGATGTACTAAAGCGCTTGTTTGTATTGAATTATGCGCCTAACAGTTTATGGACATATATCGTATCAGTATATTTCATGCACTATAAGAATGCTGAGAATATGCTAGACAACGAGAAGTTCTATTTGTTCTTGAATCGTTTGATAGGCTTTATTTGGGCATATGCTATCAGCAACCCAGGAATAACAGCCTTGCGAGCACCGGTATTCAATGAGATGGTGAATATCATAGAGAACAAAGAGATTACTTTCGAGAACTATCTATTCCAAGAGGAGTTGTTCCGTTCGCAATTTAATAACTTCAGTTTCTCAAACACTCGTGCGATTACGAAGTCGATGATTGTGTGGTGGGCTTTCTCTTTCGATAACCAGGAATTGCTTCCTCTTGACGCGGTATATGATATTGAGCACATCTTCCCAAGGAACAGACAAGTCAAGGAAGGTGGATTGTCGAGTGACGAGGTTCTTGAAATGTTGGGAAACAAATCGGTATTGGAGCGAAGAGTTAATATTCGGGCATCCGATTACAGATTTGCTGACAAGATTAAGTATTATAATGGTGAGTTCAAATCCACAGGCGAGAGGATTGGAACTAAGATACACGAATTACGAATGCTGTCACAGACGTTGACAGATTTTACAGAAACGGATATTAGAGAGCGCACGTCAAGAATGCTTGATAAGTTTATCGCTTACCTCAAATCTAACTCTCTGATTTCCAACAAATTAAATTCGTAATTTAGGTTAAAAGATTTGGTAATTTGCCGATTTTTTCGTACCTTTGCATATAGAAAGAAGGTCGTAAAATTGACTAAGAGCCGAACACATACAGGGCAACTGCAACGTTACGACCTGCCAAGGAGATAAGACCGGGACGCTGGTTCTCTAAGGCTGTTTTTCGAGGGCGTGACAAGCGGCTGCCCTTCTTTATAAAATGAGCTTGATGGTTGCTTAATACGAAAAACTTATGGCAACAAACGCAGACATGAGCTTGAAAGAGTTCGCAAAGGAAATGCTGGTCGAAGTTAAGAAGGACCAGGAGTGGTTAACAAGACAGAAGGAAATCATGGGTGATCTCCAGGAGAGAATCGATGAGTGCTTCAAGAGAGTGCAGAAGTGCGACATGACAAAGGGTGTCTATTCCACTACGCAGATGGCGAAGGAGTTGGGCATGAGCAGCGCACAGAAGTTGTACGAAGAGCTGAAGGAGGTTGGCCTTGCGTTTAACCAGGGTTATGAGTGGATGCTGACAAGTCCCTACTCCACCTATCAGTTAACTGAGGTGACTACACACCTTATCAAGGGCAAGTACACAAGAAGACCTCTTTGGACGGAGCGAGGCAGACGCTGGCTTCTCGCATTGAAGGAGAAGAACATCATCTGCAACCTCCCGAAGCCGAGAGTGCCGAAGGCTGTTGAGAAGTGTATTGCTTCTCAGTCTGGCGAGAAGAAGGAAGAGGTCAAGGTCGAGCCGCCAACACCGCTGATGAAGAAAGCCGAGACGCTTAAGGATGAAATCAACTGCCTTTTGAGTCTCATCACGGAGGTCGGAAAGGGAGAGACGATGCTCCTTATGGGAGACATTATGACAATCTCCACCACCATCAGTGAGCACGTGAGCACGTTGGCTTTCGAGGCTTACAAGACATTAAATGCACCAGCGAGGGCTTGAACCAATTAAAATTCGGAAAAAGATTTGGATTTTCCAAAATAAAATATTACCTTTGCAGCGGTAAAGGAGAAAGATAAATAGGGATTGGATAGACCTCTCACACGTCGGTCTTCGGATGCAGACTTCGGGAGGGTTTCCAATCCCTTGCTTTTTAGTTTAGTAATCTCATAGTATAAAGGATATTTTCACTTGTAAGTTTAGCCTTACATTCTATTCGTTTTCCTTGATAAGTAGCATGGAATACTTTGAACTGAAAATCATGATGGTAACCTTCCTCAATCCTGTCAAATGTTGCTGTAGGAAACCATTCGTTTACATCGGCTGCAACTTGTATTGTTTCGCTAAGTCTTCTATTTCTAATATTCTTTGCCATCGTTTCAGAAAAGAAATTTCGTCCTACCACAAATTCCTCATTATTATTATTGAGATAAAGTCTTCTAGCCGTTTGACCGTCTGGTAGCTCTACCTCTCTAAATTTCTCTTGAAGAGTTTCATTTATAAGTTCGCGAAGTCTAGCCCTAACTTCAGGCGAGTTCTGAGTTGCTATTCTTATTTGTCTTTGAGGTCTTTCTGAACGAGCATATTGGGTGATATAGGAAGACTGCTTTACTTTGTCTTTATTGTCATTCACCCAATTTGTGAAGTTCTTAGGCATAGTATTGTTTGGCTGTTTACCACTCCAATACTCCTTTTCACTCATAATTACCGGGATGGCATAGCACATACAATTCACGTGCCAACCAACCCAAGGAAAATAACTCGGATAGACACCTGCAAGCAAATCACACATATCGTGCTTATGGCTAGGGTTGTTGGTTGTCTTTATCTCCTTGCCTTTAATGTAGTCCATCCTAGCCCATCTTTCCTGCTCGGCAGAACGGTAGGCCATGTTTATCTCGTTACGTGCCAGGCGAACGCTTCTGTACTCGCAGTTCTGAATGGTTATGGCTTTGCCGTATTTCTTCTTATAGTCTTTGGCAAGTGACGGATAATCATTAAGGTACTTGCTGACCTTCTTGCTGAGTTTAACAGCACTCATACCCTTTTCTATGCCGACAGACAGAGATTTCTCCAGAGCCTCCTTTACATCAGCTCTCTGATTCCATATTCTTTCTGAAAGACCTAGACCTTTAATCTTTCTCTCCATGAAAGCCTTCTTTGCCGCGTTGTTGTGCTCAAAGTAAGCTTTCTGCTTTGCGTCCGCTATCTTCCTGGTAAAGGTGCCGATTACCCTCTTGGCAAGTAGGTCCTGCAGCGTGTTACTGTTCTTCCATTCGTCCGATATGCCATTATAGACCAATGCCTGCATATTGTTTGAATAGTAATCCAGTAAGGCGTTCACCTTCTTTTCTGTTCTAGGGTAATCATCAAAAGAGAACTCGCCATCCCCATCGAAGTCGGTGGAGGTGGCGATTTTAGCGGACTCCTTGGCAAGAGTCTCATAGATGGAAATGATTTTCCGGGTATAAGCGTTCAGTCTCTTGCCAAGGTCTTTATATGCCTTTTTCTGATTAGGCAGTTTTGGCTTTTTCATACAATTTCATTTTAAAGTGTTGGCAGCAATCCCAGTTGAGAAGAACGCTCCATTCTTGATATGGGCATTTGGCTAGGATAGGATGACCTTTAAGGCTCATACTATGAAAGTCAGTAGCATGAGCACATTCACGGCAAAAGTGCAGTTTCTCTTCTTCCTTCTTCTTTCTCATGGCTATTCCTCCGAGAATAAGTTAGGCATAGAAGCTGCTGTTCTTGTGGCCTCTACTTCCTCTTCTCCTTGAATCTCGTTGAAAGTCTTGTCAGGATCATCGGAAAGACCGGCACGCTGAATAGATTCCTTCTGGCTGACGAGAGGCTTATTGCCGTTAGCCTTAAGCCATTTGTCAATCTGGGTATTCTCATCCTCCTGGATGAATGGAGTGATAATGTGCTCTACAGTAATCTCATCCATTCTAGCTGCCCATTTCGTGTTCATCTTGGAAAGGAACGCCTTTATGACGTTGGCCTCTCTCTCGAAGCCTTCAATCCAGGCACCAGTCTCCTCTCCTATCTTAAGATGAGCATCCATGAGGAGTGTCTTTCTTGAATCGTAGCCGATATTGCCAAGGCTCTTCATATTCTCGAAACTGATGTCCGGCATCTGAGACTGCATGAAGAAAAGCTTGACGAGAGTGTCAACGTGATACTTAAGAGCCTCGATAGCCTGCTGCCAAGACACGTAGCTAACATCGCCGTCTTCGCTGACTCTATACACCCTCTTGCTCTCTCCCTTTCGCTCCATTCCAACGATGGCACCTGCTATCTTCAAGACAGGAGCGGAATTGTATGCCACAACATCGCTGTTTCGGGAAATGGTGTACTCGATATTCTCACGGATAGGTTTCAATCCTTCCCAGCATGGCTTGTGCCGGTACCAGAACACGGCTGGAATCTTGTCGATAGAAATCTCATTATCATCCACCAAATTCCATCCGGACTCTTCATCGTCTGAAGACAGGTCCCACTTGTAATGATGGTCAGCAGTATAGGTCTCGAAGAAGGTGTGCTCTGTGTCAGTAACCTTACGCTTATACTCGAATGACAGAGCAAGCAAGTCATCATACTCATCAAAGTAAGGATAGATGTCAACTCCGTCCATTGGAGAGAATGTCTTACATTTCAGTTTGTACTGACTGTCGAAGCCGTAGAGCTTGTTAGGCTTATTCTGCGTGTACCAAAGTGTGAACATCTGGCAAGAGGCGTAATAGCACTTTGCTCTGTGCATGTTCACGGCATCAATGTGTGCACAGGTGTAGATTTTCTCGATTGCACGCACAATCGTCTTCAGTTCCTCGTCAGCCTGATCATACGTATATACACGCTTGACCGGTATAGCCATTGTAAATTCAGAGATTCTTCGTGTAAGAAGCTTCTCCAATCCGACAGGCAATCTAGCTGCCTTTTCTACAATTCCGTCATCAAGAGTTCTGTCCTGTCTGCCAACGTGGTCGTTTACGATTTCATGTAGCATAGGCTCATACTCAGATAACAGGGTACTCCAAAGTGGAATATCCAACACGCGTTGTTTCAGCTCTCCTATGATGCTGCCAACGTCATTTCTTTTAAAAAGTTCATTAAAATCTATCATAATCTTCGAAGTTTTGATTTGGCAAAATTACGGATATATTCGCATATATTTAATGGTTTTAGTATTTTTAACTAAAATAATCGTTGGTAAATTTGCATATATCAGAAAATTTTCGTACCTTTGCATATAGATAAAAGGTAGTACTTTTGACTATTCAGAGCCTACCTTACAAGTTGAACCAATTAAAATTATAAAGATTATGAATAATTCAGTCGAGACAAAGAAGGAAGAGGTTAGAAATAACATTAAGAATGCGTTCGAGTCAGCCACAAAGAAAATCAGAGACATTATTTCTGTTTGTCCTGATTGGGAGGTAGAGGGTGTTGACGTAGGCTACAAGTCACTTATCGCGCATTTGAATTTGAAAGGAGTAGGAAGAGACATGATGGTTATTCGCTACCAAGCAAAGGTAGGTAACTTCCAGGAAGAGTCATTTAATACCAATGTAGCAAGCTTCGGCAGCTTTGATCTTCTGGAAACAAACGAAAACCTTAAGTACTACACTGCGGTTGGCGACATTCTCAATCATAAAGACATGCTTTCGCTTTTGAAAGAGACAATGGTTTTCTTTGCAAATAAAATTGCAGAGCTACGTAAGGAGTACGATAAGTTAGATAAGGAGGATTAGTTATGACAAAGCAAGAAGAAATCGATATTCTACAGTCCTTGAAGGGCGATACCTATTTCGCTCAGTTCTTCGGTAGCAAGGACATTGACCAGATGTGTCAGAACATCAATAACGACTTCGCCATTGAGGGAGGATGCGGATTTAGTCAGAAAGCAGAAGCTTTAGAGCGAATTAACGCAGACCTCAAAAAGGAGTTTCAGCAGAAAATCCATGATTTGGGAATGGAGCTTATCAAGGTTCTAGACAAGGGATTTGATGAGGATGCCATCTACCAGTTGGTTGAAGGCGAGGTCGGAATTGATGCTATCATCAAGTTCAAGCGTAAGAACAATCTGGATATTACAGATAAGGAGTTAGATTATATGATATCAAAACTTCCATGATTATGAAGCATATATGTAGTAATTGCATATCTTCCGATATATGCTATAGTGAAGGTAAGAAGCCTAATGACACTTGCCATCAATGGGAATGGAGATATACAGGTTTATGGTTTGATAATTAAAAAGTAAGGCAATGGGAAAAGAGAAAGTTACAGTAAACGATTTGAAGGTTACACTCTCAGAGCTTGGTGTAACATCTGGCTTGAAGCAGGAAAAGATTATTCAACGCCTGCAGGTCAATGGCTGCTTGATTGCAATGGTAACAGATGTATTGGATCAGCTCATCAAAGATGAACAGGGCATGTTTAGGCTGTTAAGCGTTCAGTACAAGCAAGAGCAGAAGATGCACTACACTCAGATGCAGGATGCAGCCAAAAAGTACTACTTCCATTTGAAACCCTTTAATAAGAGTTTCTTCGGTGACGAGAGCATTTGCGCCAACCTGGAGGATAACGCAAATGACATCTATGAAATCATCAAGCTTCTTGCGGACCACACTAACGACCACAAGGATATGGAAGTGATTAAGAGAAACCTCAGAAAGAGAAAGTTGAACCATCATATTTTCGATTAAGATTATGGCAGATTATAAAGTAAATGTAGATTTATCGGACTTGTACGATGATATGACAATCAGTGAGCAGAAGAGCTTTCTAGTTGATAAGTTCTGTTCCTTACCAATAGGCTCGATGGAAGAAGTGGTTGGCGAAATGCTAAACAACTTGAACGGACAGCAGGTAGCAAATGTTATAGAAGACGCTTTCGATAACTTGCATGAGCAAGCCCAGGAGCACGTAATCAACTATGTAAACGAATAAGGCTATGATGTCCGACAAACAATATAGAGTTGCTCGCAAGGGTGTTGTTGAGCAACTTAAATTAGCTCAGAGACTACATTGCAAGCACATGGAGCAGAAGTATAAAGTGGCTTTGGAGAAGTTAGAGAAACGCTTCTTAAAGCCGGATGCCGTGGGATGCTTCGATTTGGGCGCAAGGGTATCAAATAGTTATTATCATCTTTAAATAGTTAAGGTTATGGAAACAAAAGAAACAAGAAACAATATTGTAATTGATATTGAGACTCTTGGTAGAAGAAACGATGCTGCCATCACTCAGATAGGAATTGCTGCAGCAGACTCCAAGTTTGAACTACTAAGTAAATCCTTAATTCAAATAGATCCGAGAGTATGGAATAGTTGTAAAAGAACATTCTCAGGAGAAACTATTCTGTGGTGGTTAAACCAGAAGAATGGTCCGGTTGTCAACAATCAAACATTATACAGTTATCAGCAAGCAATGGATGTGTTAGATAAAATCCTCGCCTCTTGTGGCAAAGATATTATCATTTGGACAAAAGGTACTATGGATTTGTTCTGTATTAAAGACTTGTATGAGCACTTTGATAGAGAACTCCCTTGGCAGTTTTGGCAACCTAGAGACATCAGAACCGCAAAGGAGTTCATAAAAGAGTGGAAGACTTTTGAGAACAATAATCATAACGCTCTCGATGATGCTTTGAATCAGTTGAGAGAGTTGAAAGCTAACTTAATTGAAAGATAGATATGGAAGCAAAGATTAATATAGTGGAAATCCTAAAGGATAAGCCGCAAGGAACGAAGTTATATTCTTCCGCTTGTGGTAAATGCAAGTTAGAAGAAGTAGATGATAAAAGTTTCAAAATATCCTTTTATAATTCAAAGTTCGGTTTTATGAATGGTGGAGAAGGGTATCTTAATAAAAATGGCAAATTGTATGATGATGGAGAATGTGTCGTTTTCCCATCTAAGGAAATGCGTGATTGGGAGAAGTTCTCTTGGAAGAAGGGCGATATCTTGGTTAGTAAAGATAATGTGCATATTATCTTTGAAAAGTTTGAGGATGATACCTACACAAGATTTAAAGGTAAGCATTATCTTTGGAAAGAATTTAACGTAGAAGATTATAATAAAGAAGAAACCAAAATGTTAACTTCTGTATTTGAGAAAGCAGCCGATGATGTTGCTCAGACTTACATCAAAACCATTGAGGAACGTTTGGGTGGCAAGCTCAATCTTGAAACTTTGGAGATTGAAAAGCAGCTTGAGTTCAAGGATGGGGATATAGTGGTATATGGAAAATCAGTAGCAATATGCCGAAGGATTTATAAGCATACCCTTAGTTTCTATGTTTCTCTAAATGAAATGGTTGGATTATTGTTTGCCGATGAGGTGGAATCATCTGAAGAGTATAGATTTGCTACAGATGAAGATAAACAGCAGCTCTTTGATGCTCTTGCAAAGGAAGGCAAACGCTGGGATAGTGAGAAGAAACAGATTGTGGACTTGAAGCCAAAGGTTGAGCTGAAGCCATTTGATAAGGTTGTGGTACGAGATACAGAATGTTCTACATGGTGTGCTGATCTCTTTAGCCATATAGATGTAGACTACAGATATGCGTGTGTAGGCGCTACTTGGAGTTTTTGTATCCCTTACAACGAAGAGACAGCACATCTACTAGGAACGACTGATGAGTGGAAAGGAGGTGAGCAATGATTAGAGACGATGCAAAGATAATTGTAACACCAACTGGTGTATCACTTAAAGAAGCCTTGATTAAAGAAGTAGTTAAGGCGCTCAATGAAGAAGCTTCCAACTATATGAATTATGAAATCCCAGAAGTAAAGCTTGGTGGCATTCCTCCTAGTGGCAAGGAAAGCCGTAGAACTAGGAGAATGTTAGAACTTAGAAAAAGAAAGGGTAGATTATGAATGGACTACTATCAATAATTGGTATGAAAACTGAAATGGAATACCAAATGAGTGATTTTCCTTTTGGTCTTCCACGTATTAGATTCAATGTTCCGAAAGGCAACATTCCTTCTGACAAACAGAAGTGCCAGCCAAAGGCAAAGCATGAGTTTACAATCAAGGGTGTTAAGATCATGGCATCTTCTAAGAAGGATGCTATCAAAAAGTATAATCATCATAAAAAGTAAAGCGTATGAACAAATTAGAATATATTCCAGGAGATATAGTAAAAATTGAATATGGAAAAGCTACTGGAAAAATAGGTTTCGTAACAATTACTTTTTTAAGAAGAAAAGGTTGCTATAGTCTTGTTGTATTTATTGGTAAAGGGTTTCAAGGTTCTTCTAAAGACGATTGGATTCAAACTTATAATGATGAGGTATCTCCGATTCCTCTCACTACTGAGATTCTAGAGAAGAATGGATGGAGAACACAAAACAGATGGTACTATTACTTAGATGTAGCAGAAGGGTTTATTTCTTATATTGGGATAGACTTTAAGCATAAATCTAATAAAGGTCATCTATATGTAGAGGTTGATGGAAATAATATGGTAGAGATACAATACTGCCACGAACTCCAGCATTTTCTCTTCGGTCTAGGACTTAACTCAGAAATGGAGGTGTAGGTATGAGTGTAGCAACACAAGTAAATTACCATTGCCCTTTCTACGGAAGAAAATGTTACCAATGCGGTTATTGGAATCGTAGAGGAAATGAATGTGAGATAATAACTCATCAAGACAGAAAGATTTGATGTTTAACCTAACATTTAAAGATATGACAAAAGAAGAATTAGAAGCAAAGGTTACTAAGAAACAAAATCTTATTAATGCTATAAATGACGAGATTCTTTCTTACGTAACGGAATACATTGAGGGCTTACCATACAAGGTTGGCGATAAAGTTAGCTGCTCTAGATGTGATGTTTGTTGGATTGAGACCATCACACCAGAACAATATAATAGTTACTATACAGGCGATATTGTAATAAGAATCAACCCAGCCAAGAAAGATGGCACTCGCTCGAATAGATTGTTTGTACTATTTGGCATGGAAATCGATAGCATCAAGAAGATTGATTAACCATCCTGCAAAGGATATAAAATAGATAGTAAGATGAAAAAGTACATTGGAACAAAAGTTGTGAATGCCAACCCAGCGTGGCGAGTTGATGGCAAAGTATATCTCAAAGATGATGCTGTGCCAAAATCCATGAATCGTGAAGACGGTTACAAGGTAGTCTATGAGGGCGGCTATGAAAGCTGGTCTCCTAAGGACGTGTTTGAGAAAGCCTATCGTGAAGTAGGCTCTGTTAACTTCGGTGGTGCTATTGACTTGCTGAAGGCTGGTCTTGCGGTAAGACGTAAGGGGTGGAATGGCAAGGGCTTGTTTATCGTGAAGCAGGTTCCTTCTCATATCACAGGTGACATCATTCCTAATATGCAGTCACTCCCTCAGTCTGCCAAGATCATCTTGATGAACCGTGAGAATCCTCACATTGACTATACTAATCAGATGCTTATCATCAATCCAGATGGAAGAGCAGATTCTTGGGTTCCTTCCGTATCCGATGTATTTGCGGAAGATTGGGAGGTTGTAACTGAGTAACTAACCGCCCTCTCCTTGGCAACAGGGAGAGGGTAAAAAGAAGAGAATATGGCAGAGATTATTTACTTTGGAACAAATGGGTGTTCCGGTCATTATCCTATTGGCATTGACAAAACGCTAACAGGAGAAGAATACAATAAATGGTGCGAGTGTGATAATGATTTTTGGATAGATAATATCCGAAAGAATCCTGGTCGCCACCTCATCAAGCATCACGGAGAGGTTTATACTAATTATGGTGTTCCGTTCTCTGTAGATGACGACAGAGGTGGTAGTCATACCGAACTGTTTTGGAAAGGCATTCATACGAAAGAAGAAATCGTCAACTTGATAAAGAATAATCAGTTTTTGGCAAGGCAATTCAAAATGGATGAGGCAATTAAAAAAGTGGCAACAGTTTGTGGTGTCAGGTACAAAGATATTAAATCTGCGATAAACATGACACAAGCATTCGCAGGTGGTAAAAAGAAGAGAATATGAATGCAGATAAAATAACATTAGCTAGCTATATTGCATATCTCCAAGGTATGTATAAACGATATGGCAACATAAGTATTGCGCAATTAAAGCATATAGAAAGAAACAGAAAAAAAGGAGGATAAGCGATGAGCACAACAACAGCAATAAACGAAATCATTCATATTCGAAGAGAAGTGTATGATAGAAAAAGGAATCTCTTTGATCCATCTGTGCCTATTGACATGGTATTGGAATGGTTAGATAACATTCAAATAAAGTTGGAGGACTAAGTTATGGACAGAAATCAAGCTAAAGAATTTTATCCTTTCTTGCAAGCTTTTGCAGAAGGAAAGGCAATTGAATGTAGAACTAAACCAAGTGCATTAAGCAAAAGCTGGCAAGGTATGAATGATTGGACGGAAATAAAAGAGATTGAGTATTGGAACAATATCGAGTATCGCATCAAACAACAAAGCGAAGCAAAGTTCCGACCATTCAACACCGAAGAAGAATGCTGGCAAGAAATAAGAAAACATGAGCCGTTCATTAAATACAAGGTCATAGAAAGCAGTAAGGACGTTTACCTCATTATTCAAAGAATAAAGACAGACGGAATCGAAACAGATGTTGAGCGTCTTGATTTTGAAATGGCTTTTGAATGGTTCACCTTTGCCGACGGAACTCCCTTCGGTGTAAAACTTGAATAGTTATGTTTGGATTCTATATTGTGCTTACCCTAGCTGTTCTATATGTAGCTTTTATGGGTGGAGTTATCGGTTATTTAATTGATAAATATTGGAAAAAGAAGTAGCTTATGAAAACAGAAAATATAAAGTTTAAGGCTAAAGAACTTGGAACAGGAAAATGGAAAGAAGGTTTTCTTCAAAGAGACATGGATTACAACCTATGTATTCTTATTGCCAAAAAAGAAGAACATTCTTGGTATTGGACTCAAATTGACCCTTCAACAGTCTGTATGTTCACAGGACTGAAAGACAAGAATGGAACACCTATCTATGAGGGGGATATAGTTATGCACAAAGATAACAATGCGGAAAGAAGAGGTGATATTAATTGGGATAGTAAAGCTGCTGCTTTCTGCTTTGGTCAAGATTTCTTAGTTCACTACCATTCTGAAGATATGGTAGTTGTCGGCAACAAATTCGATAAGTAGCGTATGAAGAATAAGATATTAGATTCAATCAAATCAGCCGTTTTGCTCATTTTGATTTTCTTAATAGGTGTAATTGGTTTTAGAGTTTCTTTCAGCTTAGGAACTCCACACGAAAAAGAAGAGTTTAATATAAAAATATTCACCAAGAAAGGGCATGACTACTTGTTTGTGGGCAGGGAACATGGAGCTTATGTTATTATCCACGCCGAGAGCTGCCCTTGTCATAAAAAGAAGTAGTATATGAAAGTTAGGTTGGCAAAGAAAATTATGAAGTATCACTCTGGCAGTTTTTTATATGACTTGATGCGCTTGGAAGGCTTGGACATTTCTAAAGAGCTGTCAAAGATAAAGCAATACTGGGAGCCTAGATGGGCTTTGTATTATGCCACTAAAGGTGGTTGTCATGGCAGAGTTGACCATCGTATCGTAAAGGCAGAAAAGATTACTGCAAGATATTCTCGTAAGCTAATGAATTGCCTTGCTAGGTTGGCTGGTAAAAATCCTTTCGATATTAGAGATATATTAGGTAGTTCAAATAAACTAAAAAAATATGATCATGAAACAAGAAATGCAAAAATCAATCTTAAAGATTCAAACAGCAGTCGAAACTCTGACAAGACAGAAAGTTATCGATAAAAATGTGTATGACTTTATCCATGGAGAAATCAAATCTCTTTCGGAAAGTGTGGAGAATATAGAGGAAGTAAGTAACCTAGATGAAACACTCCTTACCTTCACAGATAAGGAGGAGTATGTAAACCAGCATATCAACCTTGCTGATACATCTGTACTTTGCAAAGAGTTGAATAGAAGAAAAGACATTGGTGACGATTTCTTTGTAGTAAAAACAGAGGGAAAATAAGTTAGCTTATGGAAAGATTAACTAAAGTAATGGATAAGTATTTATCAGAAGCAAAGAAGAAGGTTCTTACCCTCGCAGTCAGCAAGGAATGGTTCGATATGATAGTGTCGGGCGAAAAGAATGAAGAGTATCGGGTAATTAAAGACTTTTGGATGAGTCGCCTTCTCCTTATCAAGGATGAGGAATTCAAAGATTTCGATAAGTACGATAAGCTTCATATCGGTAAGACATTTGAGATGCTTATAGACACCAATACTATCAAGGAGAAACTGAATAATGGTACAATGAAGTTCGTACCATTCACTCACGTTCTCTTCAAGAACGGCTACTATGACGATAGCCCAAAGGTAGAGAAGAAGATTGAGAGTATTACCATCGGCAAGCCGAAGAAAGGTCTTTGCCCAGGCAGGTGGTTGGACCATGAGTTTTTCATTATTAAGTTCAAGTGATATGATTGCAATTAAAGTATCTTCCGAGAGCATTCAAGAATTATGGGAATGCCCGGACGTTTCAGAGTTAGTAAAGACTATCAGCGGAGACCGCACGAAGCAGACGTTGATAGTTAGGTTGAAAAATCGAGAGTTCTATGTCCCTGATGGATTCTATCTCGTGAAAGACGAGAATGACCAATGGAGCACACTCAGCCCATCACTGTACGAACTTATAAAAGACAAGGTTCATGGCGAGAAGTGAGGAAGATATCCGGGAATACCATAAAAGGTACTACCAGGAGCATAAGGAACATTTATTGGCAAGAATGGAAGTCTATCGTAAAGAGAATGCCGAAAGAATTGCCGCAAACAGAAGATATAACAGAAAGAGAAAGAAAGCCTTGGGCGGCTTAATGAACCCGAATATTAAATA